ATTCTTTTGTTTTTTTATTCCATTTATATGGTTGATCAGTTATTGGTTTAGGTTTAAAAAATATTTCTTCTTTATTTACTTCAATATATTCGCCATCTTGAAGTTGATATTCATTGTTTTTAAATTTCCAATATTTAGTTTTTTCTTTTATTTCATCATTTCTTTCGTCATAATACCAATCAAAATAAACATAAGAATCTCCATAGTAAATAACAATTTCTTTATCTTTATATTGTTTTTTTATTTCTTCTTTGCTTACTTCTTTTTGATAATATTCTAAACAAAATAAATTTTTATTTTTAATCTTCTCTTTATCTAAAATATATGTATTCATATATCACCTTTTAACTAATTTGAATCATTTTTTCTTCTTCATAATTTTTATTATTAAATTTTAAAAATTCAGTAATTGTATCTCCAGATAATTTACCTATTCCTATAAATAAATCAGTCATATGTGAGAAAGTTTCATGGTTTATAATAATATCTTGATTATCATTTATATCGTTTGGAGTAATATTTTCTTTTTGAAAATTCTGTTCAATAAATTCTGGTTCAACATAAGAAAGGTAGTTAATAAATAAAAAAATTTTAAAACCACTTTCTTTAAAACCATTATTTTTGTTACCTAATTTTAAATATACATTTGAAATATCTCCATTATTAGTTATATTCATTTCTTTAATCCATATTTTGAAATTATATTCATGCAATTTTTCATCAGTATACTCATATTTTCTTGAAACGAAAATATTTCTTTTTAAAAAATCATAATTTGAAATTTTATTAGAAAAAATTTCCATAAGATTTTTTCCGTTTAAATAATTAAATAAAATTTTGCTTTTTTCTATCTTTTTTATTAATGGTTCTATAAATTTATCTATTTTTTTATTACAATTTTTTTTATAAATTGCTATTTTTTTTTGTAAATCATAATAACCATATGAACTTAAAAACATTTGAGATAAATCATTATTAAAACAAAGATTAAAAAAAGCTCTTTTTTCTTCAGAAATGCCATTTTTTTTATCTTCATCTGTTATAAACTCTTCTTTAAATACAGCATCATGTCTAATTAATTCATACCAACAAAGATATATCCATAAAGCCGTTATTATATCAAATTTAGGACTATCAACATCAATCAAATCTAATTTTCCAGTTTTCAAAATATATTTTTCAACATCTACAGGATAAATGGAATCATAAAGAATAGAATTATCTGGCACATCAACTGTATTATTTTTATTTTCATCATCTATATCAACTGATAACTTATAGATTTCTTTTTCACCATAATATATATTAGTAACTATTTCATCATTAATTAAATAAAAGTTATTACCTTTATTTAATAATTTTATATGCTTTTCATTGGAATCTTTGTTCAAATCTATCATATAGGTTTACTCCTTGTAACTAGATATATTTTGTCATTATCTTTTGTTGTTAAAGAGTTGTATTCTTCAAAAGACATTGTTACAAATTTGTTATTTAATGCTTCCATCATAAGTTGAGCAATTTCATTATTGCTAGGAGTTCTACCTTTCATATATCCTAAAAAATCTTCTTTTGTAGCATTAGTATTGTTAGTTTCAGTTTTCCATATTTCAAAAGCTGATTTTCCATCTTTACCTTCTCTTCCATCTTTACCTCTAGGTCCAGGATCACCTTTTATATAAGCAGTAGCGTTTTCGCCTATTGGTATTTGTTCGTATATATAATATTCACAATCATAATTTATTTGTTTATTTAGAGTTATTATTTTATTTATAGTATCAATTTGATAATGGATATTTTTTGTTAACAATTTACCATCTAAATAAAAATTCATTTCACCTCTTGTGGTAAAATCATTTGGTAAATTTATTTTTTTGTTATTTGCTTCTAGAATACCATAAAATGTTTGTGGAACTATTGAATTAATGTATTGGTTAATATTATTAACAGATTGATTTGAAATGTTTATAGCTAATTCATTTTTTTTATTTTCTAAAAAAACAATTGAATCATTTTTTTTATTTTCTATTATGTTTAATGTTGAATTTTTAATATCTTCTATTGAATCTATTGCCTTTTTTCTAACGCTAGAATCTGTTTTATATTGAGAAGTATTTGTTGTTCCTATATTATCTATAACATCTTGTCTTAAATCATTTATTTCTTTTTTCTTTAAAACAGTCAAGGTTTCTATTTCTTCTTTTTTATTACTAGTTAAAGTACTTACTTCATTAAGTTTAGATATTGTGTGATCGTTTATATTATCAAGAATTCTTTTCCATAAGCCTTCTGTTTGTGTATTACCTAAGAAATTTAATATTTCTGTCTTTTTATCGTTTAATAAAGTATTATGAGTATTAAAGGCATTTAACATATCTCTTATGTATCCGTTATACTTACTTTCTATATCATCAGATTTTTCTTTAAAATATTGTTTAATTTCTTCAATTATATTATTTTTTATAGTTTTTACTGCTTTTTTATATTCAGAAAATATAAACTCAACATAAGTTTTGTATTCATTTATTTTAGTAGTTTTAAAAGCTTCAAATTCAACGTCATATCCAACTATTGCATCAGTAAGTTCTCTAAATAAGACATTTATTTTATTTTCAATTAACAATATTTCATTTTCTCTTTTTTGAGATATTTCACTTAAAATATTATTTTTTCTTTTATTTATTTCATTAAATAAAGCTTGCTTATCATATTCTAATGAAGAAATAAGAAGTTTTTTCTTTTCTTCTAATTGTGTTTCCAATTCTTTTTCATAAAGATTTAAATTACTTTTTATTGTATTTGAATAACTATCAAAATTAGAAATAATTTCGCTTTCTTTATCATTGATGATATTTTTTGAATTTTCAGTTTTTTCATTTATTTCTCTAATTAAAGCTTCTTTTTTTAAATCTATATTATTTTCTGTTTCTAATGAAATTCTGTGGATTTCTTTTTCAATAGAATCTTTTAAAATTAAAACTTCTTTTTTTAAATCAACTTCTAATTTATTTAAGTTATATAAAGAAGTTTTTTCAGCAGAATTTATAGAATTTATAGAAAAACTTAATAGTTCATTTAATTTATTTATAGATTCATTTTCTAATTTATTGATTTGATTTAATGAACTTTCTAATTCACCTTTAATAGTATCTTTATTTTGATTTAAAAAATAATCTAAATTATTTTTCAGTGTATTGATTTTAGCTTCAATTGAAGATATCGTTTCTTTTTTAAATTGATTTATATTATATTTTAAATTAGTTTCTGTTTGTTCTATGTTTCTTTTTAAAATATTTCTACTTACTTCATCAGTTTCAGTGTTTAATTTACTTATAATTAATTTATCAATTTCATCTATTTTAGTTTTTATTTCTTTATTACATTTATTATTAAAAGTTTCATATTGATTAATAAAGAAAACTTTAATTTCTTCTATAAATTTATTTTTTTCTTGTTCCAATGTTTTTTACCTCTTAATATTTATAAGTAACAAATATTTCATCTTTATTTTTTAATCTAGCATCTGATAAAATTATTTTATTTCTTTCTATTTTTGTTATAAAATTTGGAGTAACTATAATTTGTCCATTTTTGCTAACAATAAATATATCATTAATTGATATAGGTTCATTTTTTAATTCTATTTCAAATTCATTTATCCCTATTGATTCAATTATTGCAATTTCATTTAATCTAATTTTATTATAATTATTATCATTCATTTCATTATACATACTCTCAAATAAATTTATAATAACTTCATTATCAAGTTTTTGCTTTCTTAATTGTTCAAAATTAATTTTCATTTTTTGCCTTTCCGAAGAAATTTAATTTATCAGATATATTAGTATTTTGATTAAATATTTCAACAATAATAATATCAGTTTCTCCGTTTAAATCATATTCCAAGTTCTTCTGAATTTCTTTATTTTCATTTAAAATAGAACTAAAATTATCAGTATTTAATATTTTTGCAAATTCATTATATTCTTCCGTTTTTAATTTATAAATTTTAGTTCCAGAATTTGAACCATAAAATATTTTATTTATTTTTTTTAAGTCTTTCAATTTATAAATTATTATTCCATTTTTTCTTATTGTTCCTTTTGTATATTCATAAATTTTAAGCTCTTTTATATATCCATTTATATTTCCTATTCCTGTTATAAAAATACCTTTGAATAATGTAGGAGATGTGTTTATAAATAGTTTATCAGAACTATTTTTATTAGAAACAATATTTTCTAATGAACCATTTTCTTTTATTCCGAAAATAGAAATTGTAAACTCATTATATAAATTAATAAAAATATCTTGTATATTAGATAACCCTTTATTAAAATAAACGAATACACTATTTTTTTCTTCTTTTATAGTAAAATTTATTTCCTCTAATGTTTCATTAGATTTTATAACGGATTCGTCCGTAAAAATTAAATTTCTTTTATATATAACATCATAAGGAATTATATAATTATAATATTCTTTTAATGCTTTCATCAAAAAAAACTTATTACCAAGTGAAGAAACTTTATCCAATTCAAAATATTCTTTATCTAATTTTTCAATTTCATTTTTCAGTCTGTTTTCGTATTCTTTATAAAAATTAAATATAAAATTATATTTAAATAATACTTTTTCTAATTCATTTTTACATTTTACAAAAATATTTTTTTCTAAATAAAAATTATTATTAAGATAATCATCACTTAGGAATTCTTTTATTCCAAAAAGCTCATTGTCATCTATGCTATTATTTTCATACAATGAATTTTCTTTAAATTGTTTAATAAATTCAATGTATTTTTCTTTCATTTTATCACTATCCTTTTAAAGAAAATTCAAATAAAATAGGAGTAAAATATTCAGAATCTATAACTGATTGTTTTTCTTTATATTGATAACTAATATAAAAATCATATTTATTAAAAAATGATGATGTATACAATAAACTTTTTTCTTTGTCAAAATAAAAATTTAAAGCATTTTCATTATCTTTTATTGACTTTTCATCATCTAAAAATTTTAATTGTGCAATAACATCATCAAATGTTTCTGATACATTTTTTATCTTATCTTGTTTTAAAGTAATTACGCCAGCGGAATTTTCAAAATAATCATCTATATTTTTTTGTAATTCCGTAAATTTTTCTCTTAATTTTTCAGAAGCTGAAAATGGTAATGTTATTTTAATACTTTCGATAGAAATGTCAGTATCTCTTAAAACATATATGCCTTTACCAGAAACAATATCTTTAGATTCTAATATTTTTTCTTTTACTATTGTATTGTTATTTTGTTTAACTTCATCTTTGTTATCTTCAATTTTGATAATAAAATCATTTGTTTTATTTAAATTAAATGAAGATTCATTTTTATTAAATTTTATTTCATTATAAGTTTCATCATTTTCTGAATATGAAAAAATTAATTTTTTAAAAGCTTCATTTGATTTTTTTGTTATATTAAAAGTTTTTATTTGTTTAGTATTTTCTATTAATATTTTAATAAAATTTTTATCTTTATATTTTATAGAAAAAAATTTCAAATAATGATTATCTTCATTTACAATTTCATCAAAATTAAAAATAATTTCTTTTATCATTTTTGGCTCGAATATATATCTAGAAATAAAATTATCTTTATTGTTGGAATTAAAATATCTAAAATAATTTTCAAAAAAGTTATCTATATAGTCATCATATTTTATAATTATATTCTTAGGAACTAATGGTAAATTTGTTTCTTTTGAATAAAAAGAATATTCCATAGAATTAATTGGATATTTTTCTTTTATTTTATAAGAAATACTTTTACCATCTAATCCAACAGAACTATTTGATATATTTATTTCTGTAATACTTTTTGGTCTTTTTATTAAACAACCTAATTCTTCATTTACTTCAAAATCTTTATTTTGTGTTATATCATTACTATTTAAAAAATCAAATAATCTAATATAGTTAAAAAACCTATTATCTGACAATGATTTTATTTCTTTTTCATTTCTATCTATTTGTTCAAATCTAATTTGAAATTTTTGAGAATTTCTTTCTTTTTTACTATTTTTTTCATTTTCAAGTGAACTTATTGTTATTTTTTGTTCAGTTATTTCTTCTTGAATTTTATTTATTTTTTCTATTAAATTTTTTATATCTGTACAGTACATTAAGAAATCACCAAACTTTTTTTTATTTTTAAATCAATTCCATTTTTATCATTTAATGCTACTAATTCTATTGCTCTTACTTTTTTATTAACGTTTATTTCATATGAATTAAAAGATGGAAGATATTTTACTATTATTTCATCATGTTTTATATTTTCAGAAAAATATAATTTGTTGTTTTCAAATGAATAATCTACATTGTATTTTAAATTTAATTCATTACCTAATTTAAAAATCTTATTACTGAAAATACATGAATAAAAATAAATATTTTCTTTATTAGTAATTTCAAAGTTAGATTTATTCTTTTTTATTAATTCAAAATATTCTGAAAATAATCCATCATGATTATATGGAATAATATTATAATTTAAACTTTCTCCATCAAATGTATTTATTTTAAGTAAATAAGATAGACTTATATCAGTTTCAATATTTTCTATTTCTATTTTAACTTTATTTATTTGTTTTATATTTTCAAATAAAATTTTATTATTTTTAAAATCTATTTTGTTATTAGAAATACCATCATTATAATTTAAAACTAATTTATCTATTTTTTTGTTTTTGGCTTTTATTATATTTATAAATAAATTATTTAAAGTATCTTTTTTATCTAGTTTTAATAAATCATCTATTTCATTATTTAAATTAGTTTTAGTTATACTTATCAAATCAATTAAATTTTCAAAATTTAAATTTTTAAGTTCTAATTTTTTATTTAATAATTGTTTTTCAATTAATTCTTTTTCTTCTTTAGATTTTAAATTCATGAAATCTTTAATCATTTTACCTCTTTTGTAGAATAGGTATTGATAAAAAAACAATACCTATTCGTATACATTATTAACTTTGAAATTTATTATTTTAAATTCATATTCATTGTTAAGATTTAATTTAACAGAAATATTGAGAACTTTCCAATTCTCTTCATTTTTTTCTTTATACATAACAATTTGTGTACTTTTTAAATTGTTAAAGCTAATTATTTCCAAAGTATTATCTGTAGTATCAACATTACAAATTATTTTTTCATCAGAAACATTTAAAATGTAATTTTCGCCAGTAGACACTTGAACAGTTAAATCTCCAAAATTAATTAGATTTATAAGTTCATTTCTTCCTTTTTTCTTAGCTTTTACTTCTATATTGAAATTTCTTAAAGTTGAAGAAGATAGTTCGTATCCTTCATTTACTTTTCTCTCATTTACATATATGTAATATTCAACATCTTTTCTTTTATTTTCTATATATAAATTTTTAGGATATTTTATTATTGAACCGTTTTCTATTCCAGAGAATTTTGGTTTTTCTATTTTGTCAGAAAACATTTTTATAGATTTATGAACTATATTACTTTTTGAATAATTAACATTATTGATTGGATTTTCATCAGTTAGCATAACAAAAACATCATAGTTTCCATCTTTTATTGGTTTTGATAAATTTTCATTTTCTATCGAATTGTAAACGCCTTCAATAGGTTTAACAAACCAATCTTTTTTGTTAAAAGAATAATATATAAAATTAACTTGTTCTGGGTTTTCAGCCTTAACAGTAAAAATAAGAGATGAATTATTAATTAAAACGTCAGAATCGGTTTCTATTATAGGATCTTGGATTATTTTAATAGAGTTATTTATCAATATTCTTACTGATTCTTCCGTAATACCCATTTTATTTTTATATCTTAAATAAATATATGTATTACCATTTTTTTCTTTTACCAATTTAGTTTCATCAATAATAAAATAATTATAATTGGTAGAAATAAAATTTTTGTTATCATATGAAACTTCATAAAATTCAGCTTCGTCTATATATTTCCAAGAAATTTTATTAGAAGAAAGTGTAATTTTATTATTTATAATTTCATTAGATAAATCTATTTTTTTAATATAACTTATTTGAAAAATAAAACTATTTTCTTCAGTTGTTCCATATATATTTTTACCTTTTACTGTTAATCTATATAATCCTTCTCTAATAGAAGTATAATCATTATATTCAAATGAAAAATATTTTTTATTTCCAATGTCTATAAAACTATTATTTGAAGCTCCAACACCTGTTAATTTAGTATTATCATTAACTAATGGTATGTAGCTTTCAACTATTTCATATTCACATTGCTGATTTTTTTCTATTTTATCTAATTTTACAGAAAATTCATTTACTTCTTTATTAGTAGAATTCCAACTTATATTAACTACTCCATCTTCTAATGTATAATATACTTTATTATTATAATCAAAGATAGGAATAAGTTTGATGTTACTATCAATAAAAAATTTATAAAATTGAACTTTACTTATATTTCCACTTTTTTCTTCTACCCAATAAGCTAAATACTTGTAGCCTTCTTTTTCAAATAAAAATTCTTCTGTTTTAAATCCATATATATTTTGAGTTCCATAAGATATAGATTCTATATTGGCTATTTTATAATTTGTGTTTTCAGATAATTCTATATTATTTATTTCATTAACATCATTTAAAAATTTATAATATATTTTGTTTACGTTATTACTTACACTAGCATACAAAGTTATATTTTTCTTAAAAAACTTATCATTATTTAAAAAAGAAATATCATATTCAAGTTTTGTATCTATATAAAAAGTTTTTTCATATGGTAAACTTTGTCTTCCTAATGGATCTATAACCACAAAATCAATTAAATATCTTCCATCTATATCATGTTTATTTTTATTATCAGTAGTTATAGTTTCTATGACATCGACTATATTGTTAGAATTTTTTTCCCTTATTGTTTTATATTGTGAATTTAAAGGAGTTGATAAAAAATTAACATAAAAATTATTTAACTTAAAATAATCATAATTATTTTGAATATTAGGTATATCAGAATAATTGAAAGTGTCTACTATATAACTTACTTTATTATCATTTGAAGAAAAATATTCGGAAGTATTATTATTGTTAGGAGTAGCACTTATTATTTTAGGTTCTCTAGTTACTAAAATTATCTTATAAGAATAATATCCAATAGTATTATTTATATTTCCAAATTTATCTCTTGTAATAAATCTTAATTCCCAAATACCTTCTTCTTGATTATTAATTTTACAAACTTTAGCTATATCTGTAAAAGTATAATTTCCGATAGCTGTAGGAATAGGTAATGTAGCTGAATATATTTTATTTTTATCTGGTGAAATTAATTCTATTTTATAAAATTTACCTTTTATTTCGTTTTCTGTCTTACCTAATGGACTTTCTTCTATTATTGGTTCATCGTGAACAGTATTAAATTCAAGATTGTTTAAATTATTAGTATAAGAATATTCATTACTTTTTCTGTTATTGTAAACCTTTACTTTACCATCTATATTTTTAGAATAAATAGGATTAGATTGATTTCCAGTTTTATTAACAATAACTGGTGTAGATTCAAATAAAATTCTTCTTCCATTTCTATCAAGAACTCCATCTGGGTTTTTATAATTCCATTCATTAACAATCAATTTATAATAACCTAATTTTACTTTATGATTACTATCTTTTAACCAAGTAACATTTTTAAACGTCCATTCATTAGTACTTGGATTATTCAAATAATAAGAATCTTCTATTTTTGTAAAATTATTTTCATGTTGATATTCTTGTATTCCATCTGGAGAATAAGCTAAAACATAGAAATATCCATCACTATCTTCTGCTTTCTTTATTTCAAATTTAAATTCTTCATTTATTTTATTAGTTAATTCTTTTTCTGGTCTAACTATCATTTCTGATATTAATTTAAATTCAAATTCATAAGGAATTCCTTCATTTCCAGAATAATCATAAGCAACTATTTTACATTTATATTCGCCATTTTCAAATGGTGTTTTGTTTATCATTTTAATAGTTCCATATTCTTTTGAAGCTTGAATTACGTAATCTGGGTAATTATTATATGTACTTGTATTTGAATTTTCTCTAAAATAAAAATGAACCTCTTTAAATTCCCAACCACTATATTTTTTAGAATGTGAATTATTTATAACATCTATTGAAAAATATTTTCTATTTATTACTATTTTCCCATCTTCAATTCTATGTTGTTCTTCTGGAATATTAATAACTACCTGTTTAGGTTTTTCATTATAAACATAAAAATTTATAATTTTTTCTTCACTTTCAACTTCATAAGGATTTATTGTTTTAAGAATCATTGAATATTTCCCTTCTTCTTTAAAAATATTTTTTTGTATTTTTATTACATTTTCATTAAAATTATCTCCAATAAAATTATATACACTTTCAGCTAATATTTCTTTTCCATCTTTTATGATTTTATATTTTAAAGATTTGTGATTAGAACTTCTTTTTATTTTTAAATCTAACGTTTTACCATAATTTGTATTTAAATAATAATATAAAGAAACATTATTTAAATCAGTATTTAACTTGTCAAACAATGGCGTTTCTAAAAAAGTTTTATTTTCGCCATAAAACTTTTCAACCTCTAGTGGTCCTATATTTTTTAAAGAATTGTAAATACCTATAGTTCCATTTTCTCCAAATTGTATATTTTGATTTCTTATTAATCTAATATCATCATCTAACAAAGGATTAGAAGTTGTAGGAATTTTAAATTCAACAAAATTTTCACCTTGTTCTTTAAACCAAGCATCTAATATTTTAACTTTAAATTTTATTTTTTCAGATGAATTTAAAAATATTTTAGGTATTTTTATATAGTTATTAGTTCCTATAAAAATAAAATTATTTTCTTTTGTTTTATATGAAATAGATGAATTTGAAGGAATACCATTTAACGTTTCTTTACCATTCTCAAAATCATAATTATAAATTTTATTTAAATCATTATATCTTTTACTAAATTCATCTTTATTTTTTTCTAAAATTAATTCTTGTGGCAATATCCAAGGTTTTATATTTTCATCTAAAAAAGATTTAGAAATATTTCCGTAAAAACTAATCATAGAATAGTATTTATAATTGGGTATAGTCCATTTTATAATTCCAAATTCTTCTTTAGAATTAACATAACCACTATAATCAATTTCTGGAATAAAATTTTGTGATTTATATACAAAATAAGGATTTTCTATTTCTTTTTTATCTAATAGAAAATATTTATTATTTGTACCTATATAAAATTCTAAATTAATTTTTGATAATCCATTATCATATTTTTTAAAATTATTTACAGAAATATAATTTAAATCACTATAAATAACTTCATTTCCTATTACTATTTTATATTTAAAGTTTTCTAAAATATTAACGTTCCAGTTAAATGAATATGTATCTAATTGAAAATTGTATTCTTTTTGAAAATTGGTAATTTCTATTTGCTTTTTGTTAATTAAATCTTTTAAAATCAAAAAATTCTTTGTTATAGGTTTTGAATTTATATAATCTTCTTGAATGGTAGCATTTATTTTTAATTCTATTGGTTTTTTAAAATCATTTTTTGATATAAAAAAATATGTTGAATAATTGTTTAAAATATTAAAAGTTTTTTTATCATATTCTATTGAAAGTTTTTTGATAATATTGTATTTGTGTTTAGTATTGATTGAACACTTATAATATTCTCCAAAATCATCAAGCTGAATTATAAAATTTATAGGATGTTTATCTATGTATATTCCAAAATAATCTTTTAGAATTTTTTCACCGTTTTTTTCTACAACTATGTAGTAAAATTCACTATTTAATGTTTCTTTTTTTGGTATATTAAATAGTATTTTATTGCCTATAACTTTATTTATTCTAATTAAGTGCTTATCACCAAAATTTCCAAGAATAAAAAAATCATATTTAAAATTTTCATCAATAACTAAATCCAAGGTTTTAAATTCATAAAAATATAAAAAATCGCTTATAGATATATTATAAAACAAATTATAATCTATATAGAAAGGATAACTTATATCATTATCAGTTATTATGTTGAATTTATAATAATCTTGAAAATTAGAAATAGGTTCTAATTCTATTTCAAAATTTAACAAATCATAAGATTTTTCTTTTATATTTAATTCATTATTTAAAATATCATAATTTAAAATCTTTTCTTTTAAAAAAGTAGAATCCCAAGATTTTGTAATTATTATTTTTTTTGGAATATTAGAATTAATATTTTTAATAATTGCAAAGTATCTATTATTTCTTTTTTCAACAATTATTTTCATAAATTATCCTTTCAAATTTTCTATTTTATTTTGTAAGCTGTCAATCTTTAAATTTAATTCCTTTATAGCTTCTATTAATAACGAATGTAAGCCATTATAATTAACTTCTAATATATCATCTTTTTCATTTACTAATTCTGGGAATACTTCTTTGACTTCTTGTGCAATAATTCCAGCAGTTTTATTTTTAAAACCTTTTTTATAAAAAGTGTATCCATTCAACTTAGAAATTTTTTCTAAAGCGTTATCAACTTTTTTAATTTCTTTTTTTATTCTTCTATCTGATGTTAAAAACAAATCTCCAGATAATTTTATATTTCTACCAACATTTATATCTGAACCAGTTGTTATCATTTTAAATGAACCCACACCAGATGATGAAATAAAAGAAGTTCTATTAAATATATTATTCTGAGTATATCCAAAATCTATTCCGCCAGAATTATCATTAGCATATTCAGAAGCTGATATTTTAAAGCTATTAACACCAGAATCTTGAGAACTGTGAGTTATATAAGCATTACCGAATCTAATGGAAGCAACTTCGTCAATATTTTTTCTGATCATTATAGTATTATCACTTAAACTTATATTTCTTACAGTTAAATCACCTTTAACAATTCCACCTATCTCTTTATTTAAATAATTGTTAGGTGTATCTATTGTTAAATTTAATTTATTAATTTCTTCAGTAATTTTATTGTTAAAATTATTTATATTTTCATTAAGTTTAACTAATGTTGAATTTTTAATATTGGTAACTTCATTTTCTAAACTTTCTATCTTTGTTTTTTTCAAATTTTCAATTTTAGTATCAGTTAAACGAGCAACTTCTTTTACCATTTTAGGTGTAGCGGCTTTAAATGTGCTTTCATCATTTATATCTGTATTTAATAGAACTACTCCTTTTTTAGAAATTGTTGCATCTGGAATATTTTCTAGCAAATCCCAATTTATTAATTTTTCTTTTCCTAATTCATCAGTTAATATTTTTGAAAAATTTGTTTCTAAAGTATTTTTGAACTTTTTTAATCCATATAAAGATAAAAATTTTTCTTTATCTTCTTCTTTAAGTTCATCTTTTATATCTTGTACTGAATTAATTTTTAAACCAGAATTATCTATTAATAAGCTATTATCTGAAAGTTTTAAAATAGGTGAACCATTAATATCATTTGTAATAATGGAATATGGTAAAAATTTAGTTTTATTTTCTATGTTAGGTAGAAATAAAACATTATCAATTATACTGTTCTTTTTTACATTACTTAAAATATTGTTAAAAATAACTATATTCTCAATTATATAAGTATCAGAACTATTAGATACAAACTCTAAAGTATTTTCAGAATTTAATGCTGGTAACAGATTAATTTTTTCTTCTTTTATAAGATTTTTATTTTTATAAATACAAAGTTTAATTTCATTATTAAAAATATCTATAAAAATTTCTTTAGGACCAATCTCATCAATAACCAAATTAATTAATTTATTTCTTGAAACTTTTAACATAATAGATTCATTTAAAATATTGGAATCTATTTTTAAATATAATGTTTTGTTAATTATTTCATCATTTAATTTATAAATTAATTTATTAGAATCTATTTCTAAACCTTTGTTTTTAATAATGTGAGCAACCTCTTTATTTTTTAAAATCATATTAGAACTATCAAAAACATTATTTTTTGGATTTATATAAGAATATAAATCTTCTGTTATTACATTATCTTTACTTAATATATATCTTAATTCTGTTTTTAGTAATGGATGAAGTGTATCTTTACAACAAATAAAATGATTATCATTTCCTATAAAATAAAGATAAGGATTAAAACATTCTAAAGCTTTTACTTCTTTATTAGGTGTATATTTTATTTTATTGACACTAATAAGATCGTTATTTGAAAATCTATAAGTATAAAGTATATTTCCATCAAAAATAAATAAATTATTACTATTTGTAATTTTTATTTTTGCTTTATCGCTAAAATTTACATTTGTATTAAATTTTCTCAAAACAGTTTTATCTTTTTTATTTATAATATTTATTGTGTTATCAGATAAAAGAGCAAAAATATAGTCTATATTACAAGTAATATCTTTTATAATAAAATCACTTGTAAATATTTCTTTATGTGATATATCATCTATTTTTTTACTTTTTTCTATTATTTTTCTATCTAAACCAAGATAAAAAGCAAATTTATCTAAACAAGCAGATTTAATATCTGAATTTACATATATGTTTAAAGAACTTAATGTTTTATTTGTTTTATCAAAAACATACACAGTTTTACCTTTTATACATAAGATTTCATTAGCATAATGATTATTAATAATAAAATCAAATTCCTCATCAGAAATTTTATTGTCATTTGCATCTGTTAGCTTATTGTTTTTTAGATAATATAATTTTAAATCCTTTGATTTTAAATGTTCTTCTTTAACTTCTGAGAAGTGTTCACTAGAATCATTAGATAATTCATAAAGATTTTCTTCTATAAATACAGTTTCTCCTAATTTATAATTGTTTTTATAATCATAAATACCTCTAAATCTATTATTTATTTTTATTAATAAATTTATAATAGCTTCTGTTTGTTCTATTGAGGTATTCCATTTATCAGCATTAAACATAGGACTATCAGTTAATGCTTTTATGTTATTTAAATTTTCCAAGTATTTTCACCTCTAAAAATTAATTTTTTTATTAAAACTTTCAATTTTTATAGAATCTTTTATATCTATAAATTCATGTTCAATATCTATACCTTTAAAATTATCTATATAGAATTTATCTGGAGCTGATGTTGAAAAAGTTTTAAAAATAGTTTTTTCAAATTTTAATTCTTCATTTATCTTCTCTATATAAATAGAGTTATCTAGTATTTTGTTTAAGTAAATATCTCCATTAACATCTTCTATTAATTTATTATTTGAAAAAATATATTTTTTGTTTAATTGAATTTTGTTATAAAAATCTTTTATATTAAAGTTTTCATTTTCATGTGTCAAATAACAAATGTCGTCATAGTTTTCTTTAAAATAAATAATTTTTTCATTATCTATTAAAGATGTATTCGATGATTCAACTAAATAAAAATCTTCAAATTCAAAATGTTCTGGAAGAATTATACTAATTTTATCTGTTAAAGAATTCAATTCAAATATTTTATTCAATGATTCTTTTTCCAAGTTTATTCTTTTGACGTTATTTTCTTTTGTGTTATATATAAATATTTTTACATTAAAATCTGTTGGAAGATTGCTTAGTTTTGTATTAAAGCTTACAAGTTCTATTTTTTTTAATTCTTTAAAATTTATATTTCCATCTTTTTCTATAATATGATAATCCAAAATATTTTCATAAGCTTTTATTGGTTCAAAATAATATTTTTCATCACTATTAACTGAAGTATAATAATATTTTGAATTTTTATCATTATTAAAATAAACTACTACTCCATTTTTATATTCTTCAACAAAATAATTATCAATATATACTCCATCATCTTTAAAAAGATTTACTTCTTCTATTGAAAAATTTTCAATATAAACTTTATAAAATAACGGAATATTTTGAAATTTAGTTGTAGCTAATATGTTTTTTTTATTTTCTATTATATATTCAAGTTCATCATTCATTAATATATCTATATTTTTTATCGTTTTTCCATTATTTAAAAAGTTTTTTATGCTAGGAATATAAACCTTATAATCAGCAATATTAGGATTTTCTATTATATCTATTTGATTTTTATTTCTTTTAAAATATAAAGTTTTATTTTCATTATTTATCCAAAAATCAGTTATATAATTTTTATCATTTATTAATTCAAATTTATAATTTCTTATATTTGTATAAATAATTGTGCAATTATTTCTAGGAAATAAAAAATTATTTTTAATTTCATAACTTGAATCAATGTAAAAATCTTCTATTTTATTTAAATCAAACTTTTCACCAGCCTTCAATTTTCTTTTTATTGAATTGAATAAAAAATTCTTATTACTCCAATTAAATAGATTTTGAAAACAAATTGAATTATTTTTTACATATGTAATATCAAAATTTTCGTTGTTTTCTTTATTTAAAAAATATTCAACGTTATTTTTAGAAGAATAAATTTTTTCAAAATCTTTTTTTATTTTTTGTTGCTTATATGGATACTCATCTGTTACACTTATTTCGAAATCATATTTTTTTGGAAAATCAAAAGAAATTAATTGGAACTTCAATTGATAAAAATAAAATGTATCATTGTTAGATAATGTCATTCTATCCAAAATTTTATATATGTCATTTTCTTTTCTTAATAAAATAACAGTATCTTTACTTATATTTATTTTGTAATTTCCTTTTTCCATTTTATAAGTAAAATTGCCTGTTACATTAAAAAAATTATCTGTATGATTAACATGAAAATCTGGATTTAATTTGAAAATATTTTTTTCTTTATCATTTACATTATCATAATGATTCTTTATTATGAAGTAATTAGTTCCGCCATTAAATGTATTATCGAATTTATTTTTAAAAACATTTAGAAACATTTCTTTTTCATATGTAGAAATTTTTCTATTCTTTATTTTAAAATTATTTAATCCTAAAAAATTTAGATAGTTATATAAATTATTATATTCAACTTGAATTTTTTCTAGGAAATAATTTTTGTATTGTTTCATTTCTCCATGATGATTAAAATAAATAAATTCACCATCAATAAAATAGTATTTTTTATATAACTTTAGTTCTTTTATTTTATTATTAAATAAATAAATTTTATTTCCATTTACAAAAAGTATTTCTTTATAAAATTTATCAGTGTCATCTTGTATCAAAATATTGAAAAATAATTCTTTTAATTGAAAATAAGAATTCTCTTCATTATATTTAAGAAATTCCTTTGCTAAATGAGTTTTTGCTAAGTATTGCTTGTTTTTATATTTATATAAAATATAAACAAATAACTGATTATCTATTTTAATATCTTGAACTTTTAAGTTATATACATTATAAAAATATTCAGTTTTTCCATTTTCCTCATTGTATAAAATCAAAAATGAATTTTCATAAAAATATTTAAATTCTTTATTATTGATTTTTATTGTTTCTGGAAATATTTCTTCGAAATTATTTATATAATTTATTTCATTTTCTCCGCCAGCGTAATTGTACTCTGAAAAAGGATAATTTTCTTTTTTTATTACTTGGTAACCAAATTTCTTTAATACTTTTGTTATTTGACTTTCATTTTTACATTTAACCAAAATGTCATTTTCTGAATCCTTAAATAGTAAATCTTCAGAAATTATCTTTAACTTATTTAAAGAATCAGATTCGTTACTAGTGAATGTAGAAAATAATTCTTTTGTTAAACTATGTTTTTTATCTATTCCTTTAGTTATTCCATTGAAAAAGATTTCTGTTATAATATCTGCCATTAGCTCACACTTCCAAATGAAATTATATTTTCATCTTTTATTTTTAATTCATCATCTAGTATTTTAGAGTAAATGAAGTCTTGATAATTATTTTTATAAAAAAACTGATATTCTATTTCAACTAGATCGTAATTTAATTGTATTTGAGGTTTGTTTGAAAAAAATTTTTTTAACTCTACTATAAAATCAGTTCTACTGAAGATTATATTATTATTTTCAACAAAAATAGAATTAAAATAGCTTTTCATGTATTCTTCAAGCTCTTTTATTATTTCTTCATTATATGCAATATAGTAAATTTGTTCTTTTATATTTTTTATATTGAACATATATAAATTTGGATTTACTAATTCTACAATAGAATTTTTATAGTAATCAACTAAATGTTTATTAAAATTTATTATTTCATCTATTTTTAATAGTTCTTTTGGATAAATTATAATTTCTGTTACATTGTCATTTTCTTTAATTTTTATATTTTTTATTCTTTCATCTTTTAATAATTCAAATTTAATTTTTTCTTTATTGTTATACCCATAAGATTGTAAAATATTTTTAGCTCTTTCAAGAAATTCAAAATCAGTTTCTTGTTCGACATTATTAACGTTAAAACCTAAAAATAACAAATTAGAAGAAACATCATTTATATTACCAGTATTAACAGAAACATAATTTTCATCAAATATAATTGAACCGTTATTTCCAATTATTTGTTTTATTATATCTTGTTTAGATATTCTCTGAACTGTTAATAATTCTTTTTCATTATTAATAGATGTTGTTTTTATATTTTTATAACTTTTGTTATCTATATTTATTATACAACCTTCTTTTATTACGAAAGAATTGTTATTTACATTAAATTTTAATACTAATGTATATAGCTCATCGTTATTATTTCTTTTTCTAATTATATTAAAAAATGATAAAAAATTATCTAAGTCTTTGCCTTTTAAATTTTCAAAGATTACTTTATCTAATAATTTTTCATATTCTTTTTTAAAAGAAACATTTATATCAAATAAACTTTTTAAAATATCATAATCAAAACTGGAATTATCTATTTTAAAACCAAGTTTCTCAGATATTTTTTCTAAAAAAATATTAAAATTTTCATTTTCTATATTATACATTTTAACCCCTTAACCAATTATAATTTCTTTATGTAAAAGCAATTTGTTCTGTTCTTTTTCTTTTTTATAAAAAATTATATTTAAAGAACTTTTATTATTAGTAAAATGAAAATTAATTGAACCTAATAAATTTTGATATTTTTGAAAAATGTTATTTATTTTTTTTTGAATAAATTCTCTAATTTCTGAATCAGAAAAATTATTTCTTTTGTATAAAATAAAATTTTCTTCTAACCATTTTTTATGAATAAAATGAGTTAATAATAAAGTTCTTGAAATTCTATAATCAGTTTCTATTTTATCAGACATAACGAAATCTGAAAAATATTTACCATTATCTATATCTAAATCACCATCTTCATTGATTGAAAATAACATCATTTATCACCTTTATTTTCTTTTTTATAATAATTAACAATCCACTTATCTTTTTCAAAACCATTCAAAATTGATAATCTAACCATTTTTTTTCTTTTACTAGATTCATTTCTATTTTGATGAAGAGTTTCATCTATTTTTTTAAATTTGTAAATTACACCTTTGATAACAGCTACTACTTTTGCAATATTTGAAAACATCAATTTGGAAGGTAATGAAAGTGCTGGAGTAAAAAGAGTTGATGGTATATTTATCATCTTTTGAATTTGGTCTGTTAAAAGTCCATCTACTTTTTTAAAAAATTCCCATTGATTATAAGTTTCTTCTTTTTTATCAATAACAGTATTTGAACTTTTACTTTTTACAGTTCCATTAACTTCTACATCTCCATTAAATTTAAATTTAGCCATCTAATCACCTACTTCAGTAAACAATATACTCGCTAATGTTTTATTTACAAAAAAACCTATATTTTTACCAGATTCTAATTCAAAATAAATTAAAGAAAATTTAGCAACTAATTCTGTATCATCATATTTAATAGGAGTTTGAGCAATCATAACTATATCTAATATTGAATTCTTTTTTTCTTTAAAATATTCATTTATTTTTATATTTTCATATCTTTCAGTTTTTCTTTCATCTAAATCTTTTCTTTTATTTTTTATTTCTTCTATTTTTTTAGCAAAAGCAAAATTCATATTTATTCTAGCTGAAGTTTTATCAATACCAGAAATAAAATCAACAATATTTTCATTATCTATAAATTTTCCATTTTTAAAAATCTTTTCATTTTTTAAATATGCAATTCCACCAAATAAAAAATTTTCACTTTTTAAATTTTTTATAATACCAAATTTAATATTTTTATTCATTTAACACCTATCTTTTAAAACCTATATAAACTGGGATATGATCACTAACCATTCTTTTATTTTCAACTGGATAATTATAAATAGAAGTGTAAAAATAATTAGCCATTTCACCTTCTATTAAATTTTTTGAAACTACTATATTATCAAAAGCATTTTTTAATTCACCTTTTGTATCTATTGTAGTTGCTTCGCTTAGTTTTACATATAGAGATTTTTTATATGCTTCTGGAAGAACATAATAATAATTATTTAAAACACTATCACCTATATGTTTTTTAACTCCTCTTTCACCAAAATTAAATAATTGTAAATTACAATCACCCATAAGTATAGTTGCTACATTTCCTTTATTTTCATTTAATCTTTGTTGCATAACTTTCAATATATTACTAATGAATTTTCTTCTGATACTAATATCATCAACATCATAATCAGAAGCTCCATAAAAATTATGAAACCAGAAAATATGTAATTTAGAAATTGGCATATTTAATTCGGAAATATCAATTATTGTTTCAACAAAATTTCTTTCTCTTAATTCTGTTTTTAAATTTCCATCATTATCTTTGCTTATTACAACTTTTTCAACTACACCACTTTTATGTAATTTAGATGTGCTATTTTTATTTTTTGAAAAAACAACTCCAAATTCAGAACCGTGATGATTTGTGAATAATGGACCTAAAATATTACTACTATTATTTTCTGGTTCTATATTTTTAATATAATCTTTATATGTATAATTAGGAATTAATTTTGTTCCATTAACTTCTTTATTAAATCCATCATAAATTTCAACCATTAAAGTAATATCAAATGTTTCTGTTATATAATTTTTAACAGATTTTTCTTTAAAAATTAAATTTTTTATTGCTTTATCTTTATCTTTTATAACGAAATTATTATTTAAATTATCTGTACTTTGCAATTGAGTATTGAAAAAAGCTACTGTAAAATCAAATTTTTTACCAAGATTGTTTGAAGTAATATTTCCATATGGACTATAAGGAGTTGTTTTGAATTCATTTTTATCAACATCTATTTCTCCAATAATACCTTCATCGGAATGCTTTTGAGTTACTCCAAAAAAAGGTTTTAATAAATTGCTTAATCCAAAGCTTAATGTTTCTGCAACAGTATCTGCTAAAAAAACAATTGCTTTAACCATAGTTTTTCCAAAACTTCTTAAAGCATTTCTTATTTTTATAGAAAAGAAATTTGAAAAATATTTAAAAATTCCTTCTTGATAATAAGCATTTTGATATCCAAAAGCTTTTTCTAAATTATCTGGTATTTGCATTATACCTTTTTTTAGCATTGGATAAAATCTTATAGGAATAATTGATGGAGTAAAAGTCAATCTACTTCTTTCTGTAGCTATATCTCCAATATCGCTTGTTCCTTTTTCATTTTCAAAAAATACATATCTAAAATTAGTATATTTTTCAGAATGTGTTATATATTTCATATAATAAGCAAATACTTTATTAACAATATAACTATCAGATTCATCGAAACCAACGGCTACATTTTCTTTGAAAGATTCCATTAATTTATAAGAAATGTCATTACTATAAGTATTAACAACGGGATCTCTTATTTCAAAAGAAGCACAAACTTTTAAAACAGTTATTAAACCTCTAGTATCTAAAATATGTTCAAAAGACATTATTTTAAATATTCCTTGCAAAGAAGCAGTTTCATCTATTAAAGTAATTAAATCACCTATTTGAATATCTTTATTATAAAGAATAGTAATAGTTCCTTGATATGTCAATTCTAATTCTTTGATTAATTGAGTCGCCATATAATCAGCTTGTATTAAGAAATTATTTTCTGTTATTTCTTCTCCAATACTATTTAATACATTTGATATAGGCTTTTCTACAATATCATTCATAACACCACTATTAACAACACTTAATACTATTTTATCTTCATCATCTTCACCATTTCCAGTAACGATAGAAACAGAATTAGGAGTATTATTAATTTTTATATCGTGAGAAATTAGATTTATTTTACTAATAGCAAAATGATTTTCGCTAAATTTTCTTGAACCATTTCTAAAAAGATTTTTTTCAAAATTATCAAATATTCCTTGTTCTTCATTATTTTTATTTTCTTCTGGTTTAAAATCATAAGCAACATCAATATATTTTTCTTGAATAGAATGATTGAAAGCGTCACTAAATAATCTCAACGGATTTGAAGTATTATTTTTACTTTCTATTTTTTTATTTTTGATTTCTGTCGTTTCCAAATCATTATCTTTTTTTTCATTAATTTTATTTAAAAAATCATTAAAAACTGAATTATTTTTCCATTTATATTTTATTGTATTATAAAACAAATGAGAACGAGCTAATAATAATGTTTCATAATCAGCATTTTCTCTAACATCCCAAGCAGAAGTTAAAACTAAATTTTCATAAAAATTCATAACTTCTGGAAAAGTATTATTTGTAAATTTCATTTTTAATTTAACATTTGAGCCATCTGCTACAAAATTATTACTTACTAAATGTTTTGAAATAACAATATCATCTTCATTTTGATTTTCTGGTTTTGAATCAGAATTATTATGAACTTTATATGAAATTATATTTCTATTTGGAAAAAATGGAATATTTGGATCAAAATCTCTATTTTCTATGATATCAGCCATTATTATAATGCACTCCTTATTAATTCAATATTCTTATTAGCTCTTCTTTTATCTTGTTTATAATAATTAGAATTTTCAATTGCATCTATTGCTTCTTCTAAATTACCTTTTGAAATATTATCAATAAAATCAGTTGTTTGAGCTAAACTATAAAACCAACCTTGATAATTCATATCAATTAATGCAATTTTTATATTGTTATCTAGTTTATCCCAATTATTTTTTAAATATTTTTTAGGAATTCTTGAATAAACATTTATTGCTTTATCTAAAATTTCATTAGCTTTCTCTTCATTCATATATTCTTTATTAATAAAATATTTTTGATAATCTTCTTCTGAAAAAATTTCTCTGTTAAGTCCAGCACCTCTTTTTAAAAATCCATAACCTATTGATTGAGAATCTTTATCTTTATATAAATTATTTTTAAAGCCTTCATTAGATATAATATGTTTTTTTAATTTGTCTTTGTATTCTTTATCCATTGTTTTTGGTATATTTGTTTTTGGTTGCACATTATCTTCTTTATTATTTAAATTACCAGAAATGCTATCATTGAAAACACTAATATAATAAGGATTACTTGTACTAAAAAATAATGTTGGATCTAGATAATAAAATAAATCACTAGATGATTTTTCCAAAGCTAATGGCTTTTTAGTAGTTCCTTTAGATTTTATTTGTTCATATATTTTTTTTGCCATTGGGTGTTTTTTATAAAGCATTACTTGAAAATGTAAGTGTTTACCTTGACTAGCTCCAGTATCACCAACTCTTCCAATTATATCTCCTTTATAAACGTTAGAACCATTTTTTAATGAACTTTTATTTTGCATATGAGCATACATAGTAGCAAATAAGCCTCCTGTATGCAATATTATTAAATAATAACCAGCACCTTTTTCTTGATAGGCATTTGTAAAAACTTTACCATTAGCTACACAATAAACAAAATTAGTTCTTCCTTTTTGCATTAATGGACTGTTTTTATAATCTACACCAACATGTCTTCTTGTTCCATTACTTCTAGGTGAACCGAAACTTCCATAAGCTGTCTGATCAGATAAAAAATCAAGAGGTTGTCTTATATAATTAGAAGAATAATTATTAGGATTATACTCAAATGGTTTTTCGTTATTAACTTTATTTGTATTTTTATTTTTTAAATACACATCAGACATAGTATTTTTATTAGTTCCATCTTGTTCTATATATCCATAAGTTTCATAATCTATATCAATAGGATAAATATTTTTTAACGAATTTCCTATACTTGCAACATTTTCAACATCTTCAGCATTTACAAATGTTCCAAAAGCTTTTGTTAAATTTTCTTTATTGAATAAAGTTAAAGCTAACATATTTGTGTCTCTATTTAAACTAGTTTCTTTAAATTGATTAGAAAAATATTTAGAAATATTATCTCTTAATTGTGACATCATCAAAATAGTTGCAACAGAAAATGAACTAGTACCTATCTGAAAATAAGTCTGATAAAGTCTAGAATTAAATGCTTCAAATAAATATCCATTAGGATTATTTATTCCAGATAGCTTATTAATAACTAATTGCCAATATTGGTTTTTTTCGTGTTTATCATCAGATAAATTAGCACCAGCAGTCATATTAGCTTCTTCTATTTCTGATGCAGTTAATGGTTTGTTTTCTGGTTTTTTAGCAACATTATTTATTTCTTTATTAGATTCTTCTTCTTTTATATCATGAGCTAAAATTGTTTCATTATTTAAATCTAAATTATATGGAATTACATTATGAAGAGTAGAAGCAAAATCAACACAAGTAATTACAGTTGTATTGCCTATTTCTTGTGAACTAGCAATCATACCATTAAATACAGAATAGGAATCATCAAATGTATACCCTAACATTATTCTTATTTCATTACCAGGTTTTATAATATATGATTTTATAGTGCCTTCTTCCATTGTTTTTATAGAAAAAGCACCATCACCAAAATTGAAAGTATTTTTATTAGGAGTTGATATATTTATAATTGCAGTTTTAATTTTAGTTTTTGGGTTTTTACTTATTGAAATACTAACAATATTTTTAACTTGTAAATATACTTCTTTAAATTTGTTTTCTTCTGTTGTTGTAGTTAGATTTATTAATACGTAGTAATCTGGAAATAAATTATCTAAATTATCTTTTATTATTTTTGAAATATTTAAAATATTTTGAAAAGGATCGTTATTGGCAATAATTCTATTTTTCATTAATGTATTTATATAAGTTTTATTACCAGTTTTTCTAGTAAATTTAGCTTTATTATCAGAAGGTAAATGAATTCTTCCTATTGAAAATGATGGAACAAAATAATTTGTACTTTCATAAATATCTTCATTTTCTATTATTTCGGCATATTTTTCACTATTTAAAAATGCAGTTCTTTCATTTTCAATAAAAGTTTCTACATTAAAAAATCCATCTTTAGCTTCATTTTCATAAAAAACTTTGTTTATCAATGAATACATAGTAATTTTAGGTAGTTGATTTCCATATAAATAATCATTATCTTTTTTACTTAACATATTAATAGTTTGCCCAATATTGCTATTAATCATACTGTAATCTGTTTCATTTAAATATTTGCAGAAAGAATTAAAAACTTCTTTATTTCCTTCCTTTTTTATATATTCACTTTCCCAAAACATTTTATTTTCATTATCAAGATCATAATTATATAAATTTAATACTGTTCCTAATAAATCAAATGTAACATTACAAGCATGGTAAAACATATCGGTTCTATCACTTATTTTTAAAAATAATGGTAAAGACAAACATACTCCATATAATATCAAATTTAATTTTTCATTCTTTTTTAAATAAGAATCTCCATCATACTCATTTGTTTCAATTATGCTGTAATATGTTAATTTTAACAAAAAAATATTATACATTTGATAAGCTATATCTTTTTTATTATTTTTCCAGAAATCTTTCAATTCTGAATAATAATCTTTAACTAAATTTTTAATGTAATCAATATCTTTATTTAATTCATTATAATATATTTCTTTTATTATTCTGTTAATAAATCTTTCATCATTAAAAGTATTTATAAACATATTAAATAACAATTCAATTTTTTCTTCTATAATAGAAAATATTCTTTTATAATTTATTGTTTTATTAATAAAAATTAAATTTTCTTTAGTTTTATATTCAAAAAATACTTTATATGAAATTTGTCCCAATCTAATTAAATATTCTTCAAAAAATTTTCTAATTACTTTTAATTCTATTTCATTTTTTTGATTATTTAATTTATGATTAAACATTTCTAAAGATATTCTTCTAGCAACATCTTGGATAAAATAAATATTTATTTCTTCATCTGATGCTATATTTTTTATAAAGCTTTCATTATATTTTAATTTATCAGTTAACCAAACAGCTCCATCAAAAACATTCATAGGATTATAAAAAACTTTAAAATCATTTACTAATAATTGTTTAGGTAATTTTTCTCCAACTAAATAAAAATGTAAGTCATTTTGAAAGTTTTTAACAGGCATTTTACTTAAATTAATAGAATCATTTATTGCATTATTTTTTAATTGTTTATTTCTTACATTATAAAGAATATTATTATAATTAGTAAAAATAGTTGAATATGAAGAAATTAAATCTAACCATCTAATATCTGGTGCAGATTCTAGTTTACTTTCTTTTATTATATTTTTTACAGCTTTCGATAAATTAACAATAGATGGTATACATTTTTTTTCAAAAGAATTAAATAAATCCCATGAACCTTTAAATTCAAGAATATTTATATTTAAATAATTGTTTAAAGTTTCTAAATAAGAGCCAGTAATATTATTAGTACTAGCTTTTCTTTGAAATAAAACGTCTCCTAAGTTATCATTATTATTTATAAATGCTTCTTGAGAAAATCTATAACCGTTAATAGAAAAAACCATAGTTACAATTATTCCGTGTTGATTTTCTAAGCTATTGAAATTCATATTTATTATATTTCCAGAGTGAAAATCAAATAATTGAATTAATGGATGGTCTATTTCTAGTTTATGATTAATTATATTTTTATCAGAAATAGTTTTTAATTTTTGTACTATTGTTTTTTCTTCTTTTTCATCAAATAATAATTTAACAGAAAAATTAGTTTTGCCTATTCCTAAAATAGATTTTTCTAATATACTACTTCCTTTTATTGGTATATAAGCTATATTGTTATTTGTTATTAATTCTATTTCTATTATATTGGAATTTGGTATTTTTATTTTTTCAGTTATTTCATCTAATTTTGTAGCTATTAATTCTTGATTATCTAAATCTTCTTTTGAAATACCAATACCAGACATATTTTTTTCTTTTTCTGCATTATCAGATTGATTATCTGTTCTTATTTTTTTATTAATATCAGCTTCTTCTTTTAATCTAAAACTTTTAAATGTACTAGCTAAAATATTATTTTTATAAATAGCATTTAATGAATTTGAATTATAGTAATTTAACGATATTCCAACAGAGGTATTCTTTAGTTTTGAAACACAGTTAGATATTTCCTCTTTGATAACATCAAAATTAACTTGTTTTTTCCATTCTTCAAAAATTTTTAAGTATTGTTCCAACTCTTTTTCATCAAATGAATTTTTATATAAACTTAAATTCATAGATACATCATAGCCATCAGATGTTTCTATTTTATTTTTGATAGACATATTTTCTAATACCATACATAAACAAGAAATATTTTTTCTTAATGGACTATTTGAATTTATTTCATCATCTCCATTAATTTTTTTTATTAACTTATCGTTAAAAATAAGTCTTTCTTCAGTTAATGAATTTTTTAGAGAAGATGATATTTTATCCATTAAATATTCATTTTCTACTGGTAATACACCTTGAGTTCTAAATAAAGAATAAATATATGCAAGTTCTGATAATTCATCAGTTTTTAAAACAAAATGAATATTGATAGTTTCAATATTGCTTAAATTCATTTCAGACATTGTTTCTCCAAAGCCTCTAATAGAATCTAATCCTTTTGCGTATCTTGATGTATCAAAAATTATATTTCTAAAACCAGTTTTTGATAATGGTATTCCGTTAAATTTAACTAATTTTTCAAAAACTTTCTTTTCCAATTTTTTCACCTTCTCTTATCTTTTAATATATAATTAAAACATTTTAATTTATTTTATTCAATTTAAATCTAAAAATAAATTACGCTGCGGAATTTATTAAATGTTTACACAATATAAAAAAAGGAATATAATATTATCAAATAATTAAAAGGAGTGAAAAATGGAAAGAATTATAGAAACCAATAAGACTTATAAACATTTTAAGGGAAAATTATATAAAACAATAACAATAGCTGAACATTCTGAAACTGGAGAAAAATTAGTTATATATCAAGCACTATATGATGATTATAAAATATATGCTAGACCATACAAAATGTTTGCTTCTGAAGTTGATAAAGAAAAATATCCAAATGTAACTCAAAAATATAGATTCGAAATATTAAAGCTGGAAGAATAATTCCAGCTTTTTTATTTAAAATGTATCTCTTATATTTGTATTAATTTGATATTGACCCATTCTTCTTTGAATATTATTTCTTGAATTTAATCCTTGTTCTTGTTGATTTATTTGATCATTCATTTCTAAATGTACAACAGTTCTATTTCTATTTATTAAATTAAAGAATAATCCAAGTGTAACTAAAGCTCCACCAGCAATAACTCCAGTTTTATGTTTTTCAGTAAAAGATTTTACTTTTTTTTGAATATTTGTTGCAGTATTATTAGTTTTATCAACAATTTCTCCAACAGCATCTATTTTTTTAGTTTGGATAACTTCATCAGATGTTTTATTAACTGTTTCTATTATTTCTTCTTTTATTTCTTGAGTTCTTTTGCTTACATCTGATAATTTAATATTATCTGCTACATTTTCTTTAATCTCTTCAATTTCTTCATTAAGATTTATTCCTTGTGTAACATCAATAGAAGTTTTTTCTATATTTTTTTCTATTTGTTTTTCATTAATTTCTTGTACAGCTTCTTGAACTGAAAAATTCTGTTTAGTAGTAGATACATCTTCTATATTATTATTCAAAACTTCTTCAACTTCATCTTTTTTTATTTCATTGATAGTTGTAGCAATATTTTGTTTTTGTTCAACTTCTTTATCTATTACTTTTTTTACTTCATTTTCTTCAGAATATTCATTAAATAATTCTAACTGTCTTAATACTTTATTATCTTCATTTTTTAATTTTTTATGAATTTTTATATTATTTTCAATTTGATTATTATCTTCATTTTCTAAATAATTCGTTATGTCGTCTTTTAATTCGTTTTCAACAACATTACTTATATTATTTTTATTATTTATAATTTGTTCTTTTTCATTAATAATTTCTTGTAATTGTTTTGAATTAATTTCAATTTCTGGTTTTGAAAAAGAAGCGTTCTGAGCTTCAGAATTATCAATACTATTTTGTTTAATTTCAGTTAGTATATCGTGAATTTCATCTTTTACTTTATTTTCTATAGCATTTATTTCTTGTTCAATAAAACTTTCAAAATCAATATTATTATTACTTGAAGTTTCTTTGATTGCTTTATCTTTAGGGTTATTAGTAATTAAAGAAATGTTTTGGTTATTTTTAACTTCTTTATTTATTATTTCTTTTATTTTATTTTCTTTATGGTAATTTTCTAATAATTCTAATTGTTCAGTTGTTTCATTTTTTTTATTATTAAAATTATAAGAATTTTCTTTAACATTTTTAGTTTTATTATCATTAAAAGTTTTATCAATATTATTGTTTTTTGAAAGTTTACTTTTCCCATTACTATTTTTTGAAAATTCTTTTTTATTACTTTCAGTTTCCGTTTTTGAAAGATCATTTTGAGAATCAAAAACATTAGAAATATGTAATTTAGAGTCTTCTATATGTTCTATATAATTATTAGTAATATCATCAATATTATTAAATTCTTCAGAATTAATATCTTTATTTATAATATCCTTGATATTTTTTTGTTTATTATCAATACCATTATTCAATAAATTTTCTTTCTTATTTTTTTGAAGTTGCTTTAAATTAACTTCAGAATCTGATTCTAATGATAAGTTGTTTTGTGGTTCAGATACATTAAAGTTAGGATCTTCTGATTTATTCGGCATAGCTTTAACACTATTTTTTATATTTTTTTCATCAGTTTTAACTTCTTGATTAACAATATTTTCAATAGTATCTTGTACTTCATCAGAATCTTGTATATCACTAATTGCTTCTTCAATTTCTTGTTCTGGAACTTCTATATCTTTTACTTTATGTTTTTTTCCAAAAACAAAACTAAATGCACTTATTGCTTTTTCTGGTAAAACAGAAACTGATTCAAATAAGAATTTAGTTAAATTTTTTTCTCTTTTAAATTCATTAAATATTGAAGTAAATGTTTTCGAACCATCTTTATCTTGTGAAAATTTATTAAAAATATCAGCAATAACAACACCATTTAGATGAGAAAAATATCTTTGCATTTTTTTATAACTTTTTTGGTCAATAATTCCATTTTCTATTTTTACTCCAAACCATTTTGAAATATTATCAAGTGTAAAATCATTTACACTAGAAGCGTTATCTATATCATTAAATATTTCATCAGAAAAAACTCCCATTAATTTTAATAAACTTTTAATACTATTTTTTGCATTATTAATTAGAATATCATCAGAACTATATTTTTTATTTTTAGATGTGAATACTCTAAAATAATCATCAATAAAATTAATTTTTTTTAGTTGTTCTTCAGTTCTAGCTGAATAAATACCTGCAAAAGTTTTTTTCAAACCATTTAACTCTTTTACATCAACAGTTGTTACTCCGACACTTTTAATTAATTTTTTATGATATTCAATTAATGCTTCTGCACTATCTTGTCCGTGTTTAGATGAAATAGCTTTTTCTTGTAATTCTCCATATAAGTCATCTCCAGTTAAAACTTTTATTAGAGTTCTAAAATTATCTACTTCATCCTGTTTTAATTTTCCTTCTTTGTCATAAAAACTTCTGAAATCTTTTAACCACCAATCTTTAGAAGAATCTTTAATATTACTTTTTTTAGTTATAAAATCTATTTGATTTTCTAAACTATCATCAAGAACTAATCTTCTAACAAATTTAGATTGTTCAGTTAATTCTACATTGGCAGTTCCAGTTTTTATATTATCAAGATAAGCTCTTAAATAAGTTGGAGTTCCAAAATCAGAAAACATTATTCTTAAATTCTTGTTATCTTTTTCTAATATTTCTTTAAAAACTTCATTAAACTTTTCTGGATTTGCAATCAAATTATCAACCAATTCTTGTTCAACTTTTGATAATTTTGAAAAAACATCTGAACCTTTAATTGAATATAAAGTTTTTAACGTTTCTTCAGTAGTCATATTCCCTAATTTATTTTTTGCTATACTATCAGAATGTTTATATAAGTTATACCAAAAACCATTTTTTACATTAACTTCTTTTCCCAAAGAATCACTATAAAACTTATAGTATGTATTCATATGAACTGTTTTTTTTGCATCGCCTAATTCATCTATTAATTTATCTTCCCACATAGACATAGCATTATCATAAGTTTTAATCAATGGAAATAAAGTATTTTTTAAAAATATTCTTTGTTCATCAACAGAACCTGTTTTAAATTTAGAACCATAAATAATATTGTCAAATATTTCTTGTAGCATTTTATTTCCATTTTTATTTCCCATTTCATATTTTTTAATTTCTTCAAAGATATCTATATTTTTCCTTATGGCATTTAACAAGATATTGTCTCTTTTTATTTCTTTTGCAATTTCATTTAATTGTAAACTTTTATTATTTCCAAATAAATCAAATCTTGATAATATTGCAGCATAAATTTTATCTCCGTCATAGTCACCATTCATAGCTTGCATAGTCATTCTTCCTATATTATAAGAAGTAATTCTATCAGACGTTCTTTCTAATCCGCCATTACCAAAAAGTGTTTGTAAATATGGTACATTCTCAATATCTTTATCGCCAATAGATGAAATTCTTGAATATAAAATTGAAGTTTGATAAATAGTAGGGTTTCTTGCTAAAACACCATATGCAGTTTTTTGACCCTCATATTGAGTTCCTTTAACTAATTGTTTAAAATATTTTTCATCTATTAAAGATATTCCTACTACATCATCTAATTCTTTTATTACTTGTTTTTTAGATTGATTTATAAAATTAAAAATTTCTTCATTACTAGAACCATTTTTTTTCATTTCAATAGCACTATTTACTATTTTTTCAAACTTATCTTGATCTATTATATTACCATAGATTCTTTCATTCATATTTCTTATTTTTTTAAATTCAGAAATTATGACGTCTTTATTTTTAAAAACATTATTTTTATCAAAAAATAAATTAGTTTCTCCTTCATCCATATTATAAAAATATCTAACGAAGGCTTCAGATATAGATGAACCTTCTGATGGCGAAATATTTAATGAATTTTTAAATCTAGCATCTAAACCATCTTCTAGAGAAGTAGTTATTGTAGTTAAAAATTTTTGATTTCTTTTATCTACTAATTCTGGAAGTTTTGTGATTTCACTTTTCATTCTTCCATCTAATTGATTTAAAATTTTTCTAAAAGAATTTTCATTCATAAATTCATTTAAAAAACTATCAATACTATAGTTAGGAAAATCATTTGAATTAGATACATAATTAATTATATCATCTGGGAGTTGTTCATAAATATACTTATCAACTCTTTTTTTAACTTCTGTTAATTTTTCTAAAAAGCTAGTTACACCAACATCTCCTCTGTGCTTTGACGATAACTCAAATTCTCTTTCATAGCTAGAATAAAATTGAAAAGCATTTGGAAAAAAATCATAATCACCAGATAATTTCCAATCAAACATTTCTTGTATTTGCTTATTTATAACTATTTTATCATTAGAAAGATTTATACTTTGTGAAGGACTAAGTGAATCTACAATAAAATTCTCATTAAAAAACTTTTCAAATCCAAAATCAAAATTATTTTTTACAGCATTTGTTCTATTAGCTTCATTGTATGATTTTACTTCTAAGAAAGATTTAATAGCTTCTCTTTCGTTTCCTTTGAAAAATTCTTTAAATGATTTTTTTAAATTGTCCTTATCTATCTTTATTTTTAATTTGTTGTTTTCATCAAAAAGTTCAGAAAAAATTTCTTTTCTATTTTTTATATTTTCTATTTCTTTTTTTGTTCTGGCGTATCTACTTGCATTAATTAAACCGTCATTGAAAACAATAGAACCATCTTCTGTTAAAGAAACATTTCTTAAATCAAAAGCAATTATTTGTTTATCTTGATATTCACTAGCTGTTTTATATACTTCATCTTTTAAATTAAAATTATTATCTGTTAAATGTTTTAAAATTATATTTGAATTTCTACCATAAATTTCATTTATTTCGTTTTGGTTGATTTGATTTATGTCATATTTAGAAATCTTTAAATTACTAGGTTTTTGACTATATCTTAAAGTATCTAATATAGTAGCTCTTGTTTGTAGTAAAAAACCAGAATTTTTTCCTTCTAAAGTATTTGCATAATCATTTAGATCTATATTATCTATTTTATTTTTTAAACTTTTTAAAAAACTATATTGTTGTTCTAAATTTGTTTTTTCATTATTTTTTGCACCTTTTATTTTAAATAAAATATTTTGAGCTTCTTCATCTATTTTATCTGATAATAAATAATTAAGTCTTTTATATATTGGACTAAAAATATTAGAGTTTCCATCTTCTATATTTTTTATTAAATTTCTATTTATCGAAGTTAATTCTTCATCTGTTAATTTAAAATTGAACTCAGAAAAATGCTTATTAAAATAATCAATAGCTTCTGGTTGTAATTTTTTCAATTGATAATCCAATAAATTATTAGAAATTTTACCAAATGTTTTTTCAGATTCATCAGATAAAGATGAACCTATGTCTTTTACTCTTCCTAAATAATCTATATCATATTCACTAGAATAAACAATTAATGGTTTTTCATTACCAAAATTATTAAATTTTAAAACATTAGAAAATAGATATTCACCTTTTTCAAATTCAGAGATATTAGTTCCATCATCTACTAACAAATAATTTTTATTTATTTCGTTCATATCCAAAGTAAATGTACGATAATCTCTTAATATATCAAGTGAAATTCCGCCTTCATTTAATACTCTTTTGTCATTAAGATCACTTGTTATGTCTTTATATTGAGAAAATAAATTATTTTCTTTTATAGATTTATTTATAAGTGCAGTTTCAAAAAGTCTTAAATTTTGTTGAGAAACTATTCCTAAAAATGTATTTCCTATTTTTAATGACTCTTCTGACTTTTGAGCAATACTATCAGACATACCATTTAAATTGTGCATTAATAAAAAAGTATATTCATTTTCAGCTATATCTGATAAAGTTCTCATTTCAGCATTATTTCCATTGATTACAGAACCTTTTATTTTAGCATTAATATTTGGCAATATTACAACAGATGAACCATAGTTTTCTTTACTTATATTCTTTTTTATGTATTCTGTATGTGTATTATATAAAGTATCAAGCATATTTTCATTAAATATTTTTAAGCCTCTTTCATCTGTTTCTATTCCGAGTTCTTTAGTGTTTTGATAAAATCTATCAACCACAAATTTTTCAAAACCTACGTTGAAGAAATCTCTTTCTTGTCCTCTATTTTCTAACTGTTTAAAAAATAAATCTTCAGCTTCTTCTACAAATTTATTTTTAACAGAAATACTATTTCTATTAAATTCATAATTAATTCCAAAAAATTCAGATGGGGAAATAAAAACATCTTCGCCATTTTTAGTTCCAATAAAAATACTTTTTTTATTCAAAACTTCGTCTTGGAGTCTTTTAAATCTAAAATCTCTTAATTTTGCTGGTGTTAAGTTTTGAGGTTCATCTACTAATGGTGTATTTATAGCATTATTAACCATAGTATTCATTATTGCATTATAATAAAAGCCAAAAAATCCTCTTTTTGCTTTACCACCTTTTGGGTTAGCAACACCATCTATTATTACATTTATATCATTATCTAAGTATTTACCACTAAATATACCTAATGCTGAATTAAAACCACTTTGTGTACCTTTAACTGAATCTAAGTGCATTTTAGTACCAGCTCCACCAGTTACTATTTGCTTTACATTCATAGTTAAATTTCCAAATTTATCCATTTCTAAACCATCAACAAAAGCAAAGTTACCTTTAGATACTAATCCTTGTTTACCTATTATATTAGAATCTCCAATATTACCTTTACCTCTTGTTAAATTTATAAAATTATCTTGAATATAAGAAGTGTATTCTTTTTTTAAATCAGACATAAATAAAGCTGTTTGTTCGTAATCGTTTTTTCCAATAGTTTTACCTCTTTCTTGGAAATTATCTTTTATTTTATTTAATTTTTTCATAAAAGAGTTATCTTGGAAACCTTTTATTTTTTCATAATCTTCTCCGAATATTTGTTTTATTATATTTCCTTCGATTGTTGTTTCATCAAACATATTTTGTTTATTATTTAAAAGTCTAAAGTCAGAAATGAATTCTTCTTTATTTGAATAAAAATCTCCATCAAGTTTTTTAATTTTATTATAATTTATTTTGTCAGCATTATAAGTTATTGTTCTTGTTTTATCTGGACTCATATTAAATTTAACTTTTGCTGTATCAAATAACATATCTGAGTCTTGATAAGATAACAAAGTATTTGCATGAGCTATTTTGACAATAGATGACGTTTGACTTGAAAAATTATCTAATCCTCTATTGTTTATCTTATCAGCCATTGCTGTTCCATTAATATTAGAAATATCATTAGCTATTAATTTACCTGCTCTTTTATAAGCATGTTCATTAGATGAATATATAATTTCATTTTTGTGATAATTTAATAAAGGAGCACTTGAAATTGTCTCTCCAAAAACTTTATTTATAGGTTTTTCTCCTATTTTACTAAACCCACCAAAAACATCAATACTTTGTTCTTTTCTTTGAGAATCCACATCTAAAAAAGATAACGGATTTCCTAAAGTTGAAAACATATTTATTTTACCAGCCGCATTAGAACTTTGTTTACCAACTCTATTTCCTAAAATAAAATTATCTCCATTTGCAATATAAAATAAAGTTAAGTTTTGATTAGTTGTACTTAACTGTTCTTTTATTAAATCTACTTGAGTTTTTGATAAATTTTTATTAGATATTATATCTTTTAAATATTTTCTGGGATCTATTGTTTCTGGATTAAAATTTACACCAGAATACATAACTAACTCTTCTTTATCTATAAAATTTTTTAAAGTATCTTTAACTATTAAGTCAGATAAATGAGTTACTCTATTTTTTAATAGACTTAATTGCTCTTTTGTTTTTGTTAAATCATTAGGGTCTAAATTCCACATATTTTTTATTCCATTTAAAAAAGTAGCGAAATCTCCACCAACAAATCTTCCATCTTTAGTATTTAAATTTAAATCATTTATATTTTCTCTTAATAAAGTTGTAACACCATATAATGGATTATATTGAATTTCCATACTATCTCTTATTTTTGTTAATTTTAATTCACTACTTAATGCATTATAGTAATCAAGAGAAGTATTTAAATTATATGGTTTATCTTTAAATTTACCACCAATATTTTCTATTTCTTTCATAGAATAATAACCAAATGGACTCATATAGCTTTGATTATTAACTTTTGAAACAGCCGCCGAAGTTTTTATAGTAACTTCATTTATTTGTCTTCTTTTGAATAAATCTTCTATTTTACCCATGTCTTTTTCATCTTGAACAAATTCTTGATAAAAACCAGCAGGATCTGAACCATTACCTATTTTATATTTTTGAACACCATAATTGGAATAACGTTTAGAATCTTTATTCATTATAGAAAATGTTTGTAAATTTCCGTCTCTATCAATATCAAAAATAAATGCACTATTCATCATATTTTCTTCAAAATTATCGTTTTGAAATAAAGATGAAGCATTCTTTTTAAACCAATTATAATCACTAGAATTCAAATCATCTCTAAATAATATGCTTTTAAATTCTTTATAATTTAAAGCTATTTTTGTGTTTTCATGTTTAAATGCATTTGGAGTAGCATTTAAACTAAAATCTTGTATTTGAAAAGCACTAGAAATATTTGCTCTATAAGTATCATATAAATTCCAATTTTGATTTGAAAATGCAATATTTATTCTAGATTTAGAAGTTTCAATATTTTCCAAATATCCTTTTTTAATACTTGCACTAGTTAATTCTAAAGCTTTATTTTTCTTTTCTTCATTAAATAAATATCTATTTTTAATAATATTAGCTAATTCAGAAAAAGTAGTATTAGCATCATATCCAGAAACAGTATCAGTTCCACCAGTTGTTTTTCCAAATATATTTGTATTTCCTATGTTAATAGGATTTTGTCCATTACTGATAAATACATTTCTAAACATAGGTTTAACTGAAGCAATCATTGGTTCTCCAGTATTTACATTATATCTAACAGTAGATTCAGCTATATCATAACTTCCGTTTTCTTTAGGAATAAAAGATAAAGTATAACCTAACTTATTTTCTATTTGGTTTTCTAGATTACTTATAATGTTATTTAATTCAGAAACATTTTTTATAGTTTTTAAACTATCTAAATTATTAGCCTTTTTTAATTTTAGTTTTGAAATTATTTTATCTGTGTCTTCAACAGTTAAATCTTTAAAATCTTTTGTTAAACCAGAATTATAAAAATCTGTCCAAGTTGGTAATTCAGCACCAGTAAACTCAAATTTTTTAAAATTTTTATAATAATTTAATTTATTTATAGCACTTTCAACACTAGACATTTCATCAATATTATTCATATACATAATATAACCATTAGTATTTTTATATAAAGAAGTAGATTTTAATGAATAAGTTGGTTTTGCAAAACCCAAATTAAAAGTTATTTTAATCTTATCTTTTTCTTTTTCAGATAATGACTTATTTTGATTGGTAATCAATCTTTGTAAAGAATAAATATTATATTCAAAAGTATTTCTCGCAGTATTTTTATATTTTTCTACTAATTCATTTGCAGTATTGTAATAATCTGAAATATTTTTTTTATCATGAAAAGAAACATATGTTTTCTTTATATCATTTATTATATCTAAATTATTTACTGTATTATCAAAATTATAATAAACAATTTGTCCATTATCGCTTAGTGTTAAATCTATATTAGCTGTAGAATTTATTGTGTTATCTATTATTTGGTTTGCTAAATTTTTTGTCATTATCTAAAACTCCTTAAAATTGATTCATAAAAATTTGTCCACTTGGATAAATTGTACTAACAGTTTGAGATTGAATTCCATATTGTTCAAACATTTTATTTCTTATGTACCTAGCTTCTTCATCAGAAGATGAACCTACATAAGCGTTATATATTCCTTGTCTTTTTGCTTCTAACTTTGAATATTTATATCCTAAACTAAATTTAATTTTATTTTTTAATTGTTCTTGGTTACTTGTATATTCTACACCTTTTGTATCTAATGTTTTTGGAGCTTCCATTTGCCAATTTTCGTATAATGTTTCTCCATTAATAGCTTGTTGTTGTCTGTTCCAAATCATTTTTAAAACAGTCTTTAATCTATCATTACCAGTTTTTAAAATTAATTCTCTTTCTTTTTTATTCTTTACATTTAGTAAATCTTTTAAAAATTTAGAATCTTGTTCATTTACCATTTTATTAACATTAGCTAAATATTCTTTTCCTGTTAATTGATAAATATTTTTTTTACCATTAAGTAGTTTGAATTGTTCTACTTTATCTTGAACTTCTGTATCTCTCTTATAATCAAGAGAAGTTGTTACATTACCAGTAATAGCATTTTTAAAATAATTTAATCTTCCTAAACTAATTAAACCTTTTAAATAATTAGTATCTGAATTAGATTGTTCAAAAGCTTTTTCTGTTTCTAATTGAAATGTTGTACCAGAAATAACACTATTTGAAGGAATTGTAAAATATGGAGCAATGAATGAAGAAATCGGACTATCCCAATCTCTAAAGTAATTTGTTTGAACAGCTTCAACTCCCCATTCTTCATAAACAGTTTTTCTACCAAATAATTTTTCACTAGCCATCGGAGAAGCTACATTTTGAAATGTTCTTCTTAAATTACTAGATATAATATTACTAATCTTATATTTATTTCTATATGGGCTATTGTCTAAATCTAATCTATTTGAAACTAATTTACTATCTACTCTAAAAAAATCTCCCTCATCATCAATTCCGCCAGCGTAATTTGCACTTAAAGCCATTGAAAAATTATAAGTTTTTCCTACAGAAAATGTTTTATCTAAATCTGACATTAATTTAGTAGCTTTAGTTCTACCGTATCTTGAAGATAATTTATTAAAATCTTCAGTTACAGTATCTAATTTATATCTTTTATTATCAGTACCTATAAATTCATATGGAGATAATTTTTCTTTTATTGTAACAGATATATCTTTTGTATTTCCTACTCTTTCATTTTCAGTAGCATACTTTCTTGTTCCATATTCAGAAGCATAACTTAAAGATTCATAATAATGTGCTTTCTCTTTTTCAGATAAATCTGTAATTTTATTAAGAACTCTTGTTTTCATTTCTTCAAATTCTTTAGATTTAGGTGCAATCATTGATAAAATTCTAAATCTATTTAAATTTTCATTTCCATTTATATGATTAATAGTATTATTAAAATCATCAGTTGGGCCTATATAAGTACCAAAATTATATGTCATCATTGGATTTCTACCTTGTTTAAAGTAATTTGGCATCCAATAAGGTAATTTTTGTTTTAATGGATTTATAATTGTAGTTCCTAATGAGTTATGTTCATCTATAAATCTACGAATAGGTTCTGTTAAATCAAATGCTCCTCCAATATTATACTTATTATATTCAGAAGCATAACTTATATCGTCACTAATACTAGCTAGTGTGATTTTTTTTTCGTAAGGATTTGTTTTTCCAAATAAAAATTCTGTAGCTTTTCCTAAAGCATAACCTTTTAATCCAGCAAAAGTTTTTACATCTTCTATTGCACCAAATAATGATGGAATAATACCATTTATTCCTTCTGTTTTTGAAAACTCTAAATATTTTGGAGAAAATTCATCATTAGAATCATAAGAAGGATTTTTTATATAATTATCTTTATATAACCATTCTTCTTCATTTATATATTGTGTTGGTTTAATTAATTGTCCAATTGTAGCAGACATAAAATCTCCAACGATTGGTATATCTTTAAATAATTGTTCAGTGACTGGATATAAAGCACCATATTTTTTATAAGCAATTCTTTCTTCTCTATAAGGATCTATTAAATACCAAGGATATTTAGTTGGAAGGAAATCTTTTCTAAAGAATTTTTGCCATTTTCCAAGATAACCATTATCCATTGCTCTTACTCCAGTTGTAGGGTTCATTAATGTATAAAGTACATGTGGTCTATATTGATCAAATTCTTCACCTTCAATAGATTGTCTACCAGCAGTAAACCAAAATCTATTTTTATTAACTCTTATTGCTTTTCCGTTAAAAAATTGATCTTTCATTTCTTCAGCATCTGTTGTTATATCTGGAATAAAAGGAAAAACACTAAGCATTCCATTACTAACATTATCAACCCATCTACCTATTGATGATATTCCAGTATAATTAAAAGCATATTGCAATCCAACTCTAGCTGTTGAATATAACATTGCACCAGTAGCAATTGGTCCTTTACCTATTAATGGTATTTGATCTGGTAACAAAGCATCAGTAAATGAATTAATAGCTAATCCACCTAAAACGAAACCAGACATAACTCCAAATCTTTTTAATAAGATATCTTTTGTTCTCTTGGTCCAATGAATTTCTCTATTTAATCCATTACTAAATCTCTCAAATCCTAATTGTTCAAATGAGTCTTCTAACGAACTAAAAATGCCTCTAAAAAAATTATTTATATTAGTATCTGTTTCAACAATTCCATAACTTGATTTACTAAGTATGACTTTACCTTTAGCTATGTTTTCTCTTATATAAGTTATATTTCTTATATTTTTAGCTCTTTTTATTTGTTTTTCTTCGGTATCACTGAAAAAGAATTCTTTTAGACTTTCAAACATTCCAGATATTCCTTTATCTAATTCAATTCCATTTCTTAAAATAATAGAAGATGTTTGCTTTTTATTTACATCATAAAAAGTTTGTCTAAATATTTCTACTTTCTTTTCCAAAGACAAATCATTAAATGTATTAACAGGAATTATATCTTTCGAATCTTCTGCTAATTTTTTTGCAATATTTAATTTTTTACTATCATTTTCAAAAATATATCCCATTTTCTTTGACATATTATCAAAAAAATCATATTTTTTCAATATATCTTTTGAGGATAAACCTATTTTAAAATTATCATCACTATTTTCATATATGCTATCTATTACTTCTGAATGTTTTTTTGCAACTTTATATAATCTATTAGCAAGATTGATTTCACTAAAATTTTTATAATTATTAGTTACTTTATTTGTAATATCGTTATTATTTAAAGTATCTACAATTTCATTATAAACAAATTCTTTAATATCATTATTTTGATTGAAATTGTATGTATCTCTAACTGATTGCTTTCTTGCATCTAAATAATCTAAAATAAAATTTTTACCTCTAAGAATATTATTTTTATCTTTTAAAAATGCTTCATTATCTCCACCATAAGCCTCGATAAATGCTTGAGTATTTTTATTAACGTAATCTTCCCAGTTTTGAAATAATTTATTTGCTGTTTTGCTATTTATATTATTTATAAGTTCATTAGCTAATTCTTTTTTTGCATTTGATAAAAAATTAATTCCAAATTGTTTAATGATATTAACATCGTCATTATCATTAAATAAATTTAATTTTTTACCAATTTCTTTAAATGTTTTATTTGAAAAATCTATATTACCATCAGCATTTGTATTATTTAATATTTCCTTAAAAACACTTTTTGAAGCCGAAGTATTTACAATAGCTTGAAAGCTTGAAATTAAACTTTTATCTAATCCATTTATATTATTTTTTAGAAAACTAATTTTTTCATTTAAAGATAAGTTTGATTGATAAATTTTATTTAAGTTACCAAATAACATTTGAGCATAATTTTGATCTAATTTATCTTCATTAAATTTATTTTGAACTACTTTTTGTAATGAGAAAAATAATTCATTAGATTGATCATTTTTATTTAGTATTTTTTTAAATGGTTCAATAAATGAAGAAGCTATATATTCATTGTTAATGTTTGCATCAATAATATCCTTCATAAAAATACTTGCTTGTTCTTCTAATGCTTTATTTGAACCAATAATATCTTTTAAATTTATATTATTAGAAAATTTTTGATTAACTGTTATTTTACCTCTACCAACTTTTTCTACTAACCCATGCAATAAAGTTTCGTCTTCTTTATAACTTCCGTCATAAGCAGAAATAAATTTATATGCATTATTTTTTTTATCATATCTAATTGGTAGAGGATTCCAATCACTATTTGCAAATTCACGTATATTTTCTCTAATTGATTTTCTAAAAGATAAATTAGGGTTTGCTCTTTTTTTATATTCTTTATTCATACTTATTTCTTCAGTAGCTACATCTACTACTTTTTTTAAGTAATACTGTTTATAATTATCATCTTTTAAACTTGAAGTATAAAAGAATTGTTTTCTGTTTAAAAAAACATCTTCAACTTTTCTTTTAATATTATTATTGCTAGACATTTTTTCAAATATTTCACTAGCACTATATTCAGAGAATCCTTTTGCTTCTTTTGAACCAAGTTTATCTAAATAACTAGCAGAAGCTATTTTTAAAGCATTAGTTAATTCAGAGTTAAGTGTTGCTCTTTCATTTGAATTAAATTCTATTATTTTACCAGGAATTTCAGTAAACCCATTTTCTATTAAATCAATAACTTTATCATACACATGAAAAGATTTTCCTTTTTCTGGATTCATATAATTAACATCTAATTCTTTATATTTATTTTTTAATATATTTCCAGTGTGTCTAATAACTTCATTAGGTAAATCTTTTTTATCTTTTATATATTCAAAATCATATGTACCGAACTTAACACCGTTAATTATAAAGTTAGATAATTCACTGCCTTCTTCTCTGCTAATTGACATTTTTTGTATATTATTAGCTATATATTGTTTCCTTCTTCTTTCACTATCTATCAAAGACATTGGATTCCAAGTTTTTAAAGTTGCTTTTGAAAGTAAATTATTAACTTTATAATGAGCAGAAATGAAATTTTCAACTATACCACCAATTCTATAAGTTAATAATGATGAATCTCCTATTGTTTTATCAACAAGTTCTCCATCTTCATATTTAACAACATCTGTTAATTTAAAATTTTTTAAAGCTTCAAAATTATTTATTCCAGTAATTTTATAAACTTCACCATATTGATTAGTGTCTTCGTTTAATACTTTATTGATTTCTACATTAAATAATTTATTTTTAGAACTATTAGAATTTATTATATAATCCATAATTCCAATGTCATTTAATTTATTTTCTTCTTGAATTAAATCTTTTGTTTTATCTAAAGTAAATTCTTTTCCAACATATTTTTCTAAATCAGCTATTTTAATAGAATCATCTTGATCATAAAATGAATTTATGACTTTTCTTAAATCTTCTTTTTTATCACTACTGTCTCCAGAATAAAAAGAATTCTCTGCCCATTTAAGAAATCTTTCTCCTAAATCATCAGCATTTTTATCTATATTTGGATTTTCTAAATAAAATCCATCTAACAATGTGTTATATGAAGAAATATAATTATTTCCATCATTTAATATCTTTCCTATATTAGCTGTTTTTTTTCCATTTTCATATATGGTATATTCACCAAGAAAATCTTTAAAAAAACTTTGATTATTTATTTTATTATATCTTTGAAATTCTTTTATTTGTTTTTGAGCTTCTTTTAGTAATTCTTCATTTTCTAAAACTTCTTTTGTATCAAATCCAATAAAGTCTTTAGTAAATTGTTTTAAAAATTTATTATTTAATAAATTATCAGTAAAAGTCAAACCACTTTCAGTGCTTATGTCTAAATCATTTAATGGGTCTTTTTTTAATGTTTTTAAATAAACAGCTAATTCTGGATTTTCTTCTGATAATTTTTTAAATTTTCCAAAATTACTATTTTCTATAACATCATCAAATATTGCCCATTTTTTTTCAGCTATTTGAGAAAATCCAGAAGAGAATGTTTCAAAAAGTGATTCTTGAAATGATTTAGCAAAACTAAAAGCACCATGTACTATCGTAGAAAAAGAACCAGATTCTGGATTCTCAGTTTTAAAATTTTTAACTTTTTCCATTCCTTTACTAATAGTTCCATTAAATAAACTATCAGTTGTTCTATTCCAAACTTCTGGAATAAAAATTTTCATTTTTTTTGTTACATCATCAGCTTTATCTAAAAAATTATATGTTTTATCATAAAAATCCTTATCTGATAATAAATTTTTAAATCCTTTATAACCAGATGTAATGGCCAATAAAGAACCTAATGCAACAAAATCATCTGAATACTTTTCTTGTTCATTTGTGTTTAATAATGTAGCACTAGCAACAGCACCAAAAGCCATTAAATCTGAATAATCTTTTGTTAATTTTGTTTTTTTTAATGCTATTCCTGTCAAAGCATAAAAAACTCCTAGCTTAGCAGTTTTCCACAGCAAACTTTCTGATCTTACAGGAATAGCTTCAAAATTATTTTTTTGTTCTTCTTTTAATTCTGTTACTAATTCATCATTCATTTTTTTACTCCATTAAAATCCTAATGTTTGTTTATAAAAATCATAATACTCTTTAGCTTCTTTTGAATGATTTATTAAATATTCATCGTCAAAAGATTTTAAACCATTTATTTTTAAATATTTAAAAAATGGTCTTCCGAATTTTCTAACTCCTAAATACATAATTTTTCTTAAATAACAATTAACTCCACTTTCCATCATTATGTGTTCAAAGATTTTATCAGCTAATTTTCTATTAATACCAGTTACATTTAATTCACTGTATAAAAAATCATGCACAACTGCTGCAATATCATATTTTCCGTGTTTAGGAATTACCAAATGTAACATTTTTGGTATCGAAGCAAAATCAGTAACAAATCCTTTAGGTACTGTTATACACATTCTATTTACTTGATATTTAAAATCTTCTAACAATATATAGTTTTCATTAAATAACTTTTTAACTTTTAATTCATTTAACTGCATTAATTTTCAACCTCTTTTAAAGACTTCTAAGTTCGTTTAAATTATCATTGAATATTTCTTCTTCTGTTTTAGTATATAGATTTCCTTCAACTACAGGTTTAGTTATACTTAAAAATTTCTTTGTTAATTCTTCTCCATAATTTTCATTTAGTGCTTTTTTAAAAGTTTCAAAAATATCTCTTTTATCAAATTCTAATCCCTTCATACTGGATTCAAGTAAGAATAACATAAGTAAATCCTTATTTGTTTTTTCACTTAATTCATTAAAAGTATAACCTTTTTTTAGTAAGTTATAAAAAAAGAATCCAAGAAAAGTATTGTTTAAAACTGAAAATTCATTAATTGTTTTTTCCAACAAATATTTGTTTTCAAGATTATTATTTAAAATAAAAAAATTAATTAATTCTTTTAAAAAATCTTCATTTTTATATAAAATTTCTCTTTCTTCTTTGTTTAAGTCAGTATATTTCTCTAAAAAACTTTTTTTATTTTTAAAATAAAAATCTTCATTTTTTACAAAATCTAATATTTTTAAATCAACTAATTCTACAATTCTTTCTATACCTTTACATTCAATATAAATTTTCATTTTATACCTCAATTATTTGAAACTTTTTAGTTAAGTCACTCATAACTTTTACAGTATGACACATTGCTATAGCTCTTCCAGCAGGCAATCTTTTAATTTCTTCATTTGTTATTTCTGGATAAAGAATACATTTTTTTAAAGTGAAATCAAGGAATTCATTTGGAAAATTTTGTTCATCTCCATAATTTGCTTTAAACTCTCTATATTCATCTTGATATAAAGGTTTAATAAAATAAACATGTCCAGTAATACCAGTTTGAATTTCATCAAAAGAAGCTTCCATTACAAATGCAACTAAAGATGGATTCTTCATTTTTAGTTCAAGATATTTATCATTATCTATATCTGTAAAACCTTTTGATCTATAAACAGTAAGTGCATTTGTTAAAAAATCTCTTTTCTTTTCATCTTTTAAAAAATCTTCTTTAAATGATAAAAAATCTGTTGATAAATAAAAATTTTCTTCAGCTTCTTTTTTTATTCTTAAAATATCATCAGAGTCTTCTTTGTTTTCTTTATTTTCGATACTTTTATTTTTGAATTTCTTTTTTTTCTTTTTCTTTTTAAAGTTGTTATTTTTAATTTCATTTTCTTGAAGATTTTCGTTAATTTCTTTTTTATTTTCTTCTAATTCTTTTTTTAAATCATCTAGTATTTCTGTATTAGTTTTCATTTAAGCTCCTTAATCTTTTAGTTTAATTTTAGAATCTGTTATTTTTTCAGCTTTGATTACTTTTTCTTTTGCATTTTTGTTTTTTAATTCTTCTTTTTTAGACATTTTTCACTCCTTTGTTATAACTTGGATTTCCTATAAAAGTATAAAATTCAATAATATCTCCTCTACCAACATTAATTTCAGTTTGTTTTTTAATAAACAATACATCTTTTAATGCTATAAATGGACATATATCTGAACCAGAACCTTCAAAATTAATTACTATTTTTAATCTATTATCACCATCTGTTTTATTATCCAAATAATAAAGCAAATCATCATCTGGAAATATATCTTTATCTCCATTAAGATAATTTTCCATTTGATACTGAACAGCATTACTTCCAGTAGACTTTTTAACTATTTCATCATATCTTTTTATAGTTGATTGTTTTGATAAAATCATTTTCTTTATTCCGTCTGGTTCTATTTTTTTTCCATTTTTATCAACTATTTTTTCAAGTTCTTTTATTTCTTTTGACAATTCTGAAATTTCTTTTTCTAAATCTCTATTTTTTTTATCAACAGCAATCATTTTTATAAATTGAGCTACTGTTATTTTTCTAAGTCCAATTGTTCCAGTTACTATTTCTCTTCCGTTTAAATATTTTGAATAATTAGGTGAATTGTAAGAATATACAGGTATTTTTTCGTTTGTTTGTTCTATGTTTGCTACTATTGCATTTCCAACAAGCCATTGTTGTCCATCTAAAAATATATTTATTTTTGTTCTATTTGGTGCAGCATAAAAACCTTGATTGGAAAATTGTTCTATAAATTCATCTGTAAAGCCTTGATCTAAAGTCATAAATTACACTCTCTTTAATTGCCAATGAGGCATGTCTTTAAAAGTTTTCCAATCTCCTCCCCATTCTATATTATATTTTTGCATTAATGGTTCAGCGATTTTTCTAATTTCATAATATTTTTTAGCACTAAAATCTAATCTGCCTTTAGTGCTTCCAGCAAATGCAAAATCAATAGCATGTGAATATCCATCATTGTGCATTTGATGTTGAGATTTTAATTTTATACCATCACATTTTGTTATTATTCCTGTTTTTTGTCCCCATTTATTAATAAATTTAGTTCTACCATAAGAATAATATTCCATTTGTGTTTCAAGAGTTCTTAATCCTTCAGTTATTACAATATCATAAGGAGAGATATTTAATAGCTCAGTTACAAATTTAACTAAATTTGGATGAACTTTTTCCAATCTTTTTAAACTTAAAGGTCCAAATTTAAATTTTGTTTCTACTATTTCCATTTTAACACCCCTATTTTTTTATTTTATTTATAACTATTTTTTGTTTTGTTTCTTTTTTATTTTCTTTTTTATATTTCATTCTTTCATCTAGATTATTATTTTTGAATAATAAGTTTTCTTTGTAAGAATTAGTTATATCAGTTCTATTTTCTAAATTTATAAAATTCAAAAAATCTAAATCTCCTCTAGCTTTTGCTAAATAATAATTTAATTGATTTGCATAATTGTAATAAACTCTTATAAATTCTTTCATTCTATATAATGGAGAATCTTTTTTTAAAGTTGTATTTCCAATTATTTTATTAATATAAATTTTTTCCCAAGTTTTTTGTATAGCTTCTTTTATTGTTTCTAAATCGTCACCTGTTAATTCTAATCCCAAAGCATAAATACAATCTTCTTTTATGTCTTTTGGTAATCTATCCCAAGTATTATTTAAATCTTTTTTAATTTCATCTATTTCTTTTTTATCTCTGATTATATGTGAAGAATAAATATCGCTTTTGAAATAATTGAAGAAAAACGGAATTCTAAAATTTTCTTTTGATTCAGCTACAAATGTTGCAACTAATCTTCTTGAAAAATCTGTTGTACTTTGATTATATTGTGTATTTACAAATTTTACATTTTTAAGTACAAAATCGCCATATGGATCTTCATTTCTTTTTTGTACACAATAAAAATCTAAACTATCAAGTTCTTCTAATGTTTGCTTATATGGTTTATTTGGATTATCATTATTAATAAATAAAATTGATTGTAAAGGATACCCTTCTAACACTTCAAAAACCATCACTCCAGAAATTATTTGATTTGAACTTGAATACCCCATATTATGTTTAAAACCTATATGAAAGAATGGTTCTGTTTGTCTTGAACTATCTATTTTTAACATAGATAACATTGGTCTGTGAATATTAGTCATTCCTTTTTTATAAAAAAATACATTTAAATCTACTAAACTATTTTTTGTTACTACAAAATCCATATTCCCCCTAAAAAAAATAAAGCTCCCATTTCAGAGAGCATTTTATCCAACGATATAGTTGTTATTAAATAGTGCTACCTGGATTTAATTCACTTTCGTTGCTTACTTTTTCTAATTTTATAGGAGTGACAGCTACAGCTACAAAACTATATTGTTCTCCCATTGTTGCAGAACCACCAATTGAATACCCAGATGAAGTAAATTTAACTCCAACAATTGATTTACTATATACCAATTTACTAATTGGATGTGTTATAAATAATTTTATTTGACAAGGTGGTAATTCATCCAAATGTTTTAATCTGTCAAGTTCACTAAGTTCTATAATTCCGTCTGTATCTAAATTTAATTTAGAGCCTTCTATTGGTGAATAATTTTTAAGTTCTTTTCTTACTCTTTCTCCAATAGACTCATTAAATACAACAGCAGTTATATGCCCAGATATTCTTTTAAATCCATGAGTTAAACCTCTTGGGTCTGGATCTCCAAAAGTATATCTAGGTTCTTTTTCAGTTGAAGTGAAAACTTGTAGACTAACTATTGTTGTTAAAGGTATTTGATAGTATTTTCTTTTTCCTTTTTCTTCCATAACTATTGTTAAGAATAATTTGCAATCTTTACCAGTTCCAACAGCATAATTATATATTTGTTTTTTTATTTCTACTGATTGTTGAGTCATTAAGGATTAACACCTCCATCCCAAGAATAATATTCTTCATCGCCAATATCTGTTTCAGTTGCACCATCTACCATATTTAAATCTTCTATACTTTTAGCTAAAAAAGCATATTGTTCTCTTACAGATAGTTGATTGACACCTATTCCAGATTGCCCTTGAGAAAATCTTAATCCTTGTATTTGTTTTTGGATTTTTTTATTTGGATTGTTGTCTTTTACTCCTAACATTATTATGTCAAAGTTTGGAAAATCATTAACTGATTCTATATCAGCTAAAGAATATTTAGGAGTATAATCTTTTCCATTAGCATCGTAATTTACTTCTACTTGTTTAATTCCAGCTTTTCTAAGAACAGATTTAACTTCATTTACAAATCCTTCTTTTAAAACTTCAAAAACTAATGAACCTCTAATTATTCTAGAACCTCTCGCTATTCCACCAGCTCCACTTAATCCAATAACTGGCACTGGTTCTATTGCATATTGTTCTATATAAGAAAAAGAAGAAGCTTGTCCAAGTTCAACTAATTCAAACTTAATCACTTGATTGTATTCGTTATATTTTGTAGGTACTTTCATAAAAAACTTTAATTCTGTACCATTAAATGTATCAAATTCTTTAGATTTATTTTTATAATTATGAAAATTATCTTTATTCAAAGGCATTAGTTTATTTTCACCTCTCTCCAAGGTTCAATAGAACCAAGTATTTGAACTTTAGTTGCAACATCATGCATAGGACTTCCAGCAGATATGCCAAAAGTTTCTGATAAAAATGTAACTTTATTGCATCTAAACATATAAGTTTTATTAGGTTCGTAAACTCCATCAGTTATATTGTCTGCTGTTCCATAAACAACTATATCTACTGGTGGTAAATCTTGCAAATCTATATAATCAGTTTCAAACAAATCTGTTGTTAAATTTTCAATTGGTCCACCAATTAATTCTTGATCTTCTTCTAAAATAGTAAAATCTTCTAAACCAAATCCATCTAAATCAGCTACTTTAAATTGTTTAATTTTACTATTATATTCTCTTATATCCTTAAACATAGAAAATATCATTCCTTGATCTAATTGAGTAAAAACAATTGTTCCATATGTGTTTCTTAAACCACTAGAATTTCCTACTGGATTTTTTCTTCCAGCTACTCTAACTTGTGATGTTTGTCTATTTGTTTCAGCTAGTATTTGTTGTAAATTTCCAATTTCATATCTAAATTTTTTTGTTTTTTTAATACCATTACTATCTTTTTTTGTTAATGGGATTTCTAAAAAAACTCTCAAACCAGAACCTTTACAAAGGATTTTTCCAAGTAACATATAATCTTTTTGTGACATTATTAATCATTCCCTTCATATTTTTCCCAGTCTGTTATTTTACCTATAGACATAAATGATGCAAAAGCAGAAATTTCAGTAGAATTAATAGCAACAGAACTTCCTTGTCCACTTAATGCTACACCTTCTAATACTTTTTTTCTAACTTCTATTTCATTATTTTCATTTTTGTTTTTTGCAATTAATATAATGTCAAATAAAGGCATTTGTCCCCAATTTATTTTAGTATGATCATTATGAAATTCCCACTTTTCCCATTCTAAATCTAATGATAGAAAAGGACTGTCATAAATTTCTGGAAATTTCATTTTATCTTTTCCATGATTTATTCCTTCAAGTATAACTTCTTTTAACTTTTCAAAAGAATCATGATGGAATACTTTAAAAGTCATTTGCCCTTCTGTGATTTCCATACCAGCGTATATATCTATAGCATCTATTGCTGTTAAATTAAATTTAGGAGTTGCACTATTACTTGTGCTCCAACCTATATCTTCTAAAAATCCTATATCATAATAAATTTTAGCGTATTTATCAGCTGGATTTTTAGTAAAGTATATTTTAGGAAATGCAAATTTACATTCAAATTCAGCACCACTAATAGTCGCTGAATAAAATTCATTATTATTTTTTGACATATTCACCTCTTAATCCATTATAGGAGCTGTATATTTTTACAGCTCCTAAATAAATTTACTATAATACTTTTACATTCATTCTGATGTTTTGTAAAGTTTCTATTTCTGTAATTGAAAAATCCATAAACATAGTTCTTTCTTTTACTCCATTTGGTTGAGTTAATCTTCCTAGTATTAAATTAACATTATAATTAGGCATTATAAATTCATTAACAGCTGGTTTAAATACTGTATCTTCCAATTCTGTTTTTATTAATGCTAATTCAGTTCCTTCATTTATTCTTTTACCTTTATAAGGCAATAAAATATCTTTAGAATCTTGTATAAGCTTATAAACAACATTTAATGTATCTATTTTTTGGAATACATTGTCATAACTAGTCATTAATTGTGATCTAGAAATAGAACCAACAGATTGAGCTTGTTCTTGTTGTAAAACGCAGAATTTTAAACTGTCAAGAAGTTGTAATTGTTTATCAGAGAATTTTAATTGGCATTCACCAGGGAATATTAGCCCAGCAGGCGATCTATCTACTCCTGCTTCTCTACAAATATTTGAATATTGTCTAGCTAAATAGTTTCCATTAAAATCTTTATTGTTTATGTTCATTATATATTTAGGATTTAATCCAGTTGAAATTTCAGAAGGAACAGATTCATTCAATGTTATTTCTACTGAATTTGTATCATTAATTACAACTTTTTTAACAGTTGTAGAATGAATTAATACATCTAATTTATTATGAGTATAAACTTCAACTTTATCTCCAATAGCAAATGAAGTTGTAGCTTTTTTTGTAATTACTTTATCGTTATTTATAGTAGCTATTTTTGCTTGAGGAAATCCGCTTAATCCTCCAAGTCCATCGTATTGGTTTACTCCAACAGGAACACTTAAAAATTTACCTAAATCTATTCTCTTACCTTTATTGTCAGTGATAGTAGATTGTTCTCTGATTTTTTCTTTTAATGTTTGACATCTTTCAACGTAAGCTTCTATATCTTTTTTAGACAAAGATTTTGGCGGAATAGGAGATAAAAAAGTATAACAAGGATTTTGAGTTGTAGTTATTTTTAAATTATGAATTAATGTTCTTCTTAAAATAGAAGCATCATCTGATAATTTTACAATGTTATATTCACTTATTACTTCAGTTTTAGTTCTTTCATCAGATTTAACATTAAATTTACCATCTTTTAATCTAACTATTGTTTCATCGTCAAGTTTAAGCATCATATCTTTTTTGATTTCTGCAATAAGTTTTCCAGATTCAACTTTTAATTCTATGTAATCTTTTAACTCTTCTGATTGTGAATTGATTGTGTATGTTTTAGAACCTGTTACACCAGTATAAGTTAATTCAGCATTAAATTTAAAATCTTTTGAACCGTCTTCTGTGATAACTTTTGCTGTTTCTCCATTAATTTTAACTTCAAATGTGTCATGAACTCCATCATCAGTTTCACCAGCTGAATTTGCACTTTTTGTTCCTTTTATTTCTAAATCAAATTTTTTATCAACTGTAATACCAGCAGTTGTGTTATAAGGAAATACTCCTTTTATAACTTTATCAAACTCTTCAAAAGAATTTTTAATTTCTTTTACTTGAACTTTATTTGGATCCAAAGCAACAGCGTTATCTAATGAAATTCCAGCTAAAATTATTTCTCTTGTTTGGAAGTTTTCCAAATTTTCAAAAGCAAAATCAAGAGCTTCGTACATATCAGTTAATGAATTAGGATCTGGTTCATCTCCGTTTCT